TCAGGCCACGTATTCCGGCTTCATATCCGCCAGGGTGATGGCGAACTTGTCATACAGTTCGTCGCCCAGGTTTCGTTTGGCCGCAGCCAGTGTTTGCTCGGCTTTGGCAAACAGCTCAGCAGCATCCGGCTCACCGGACTGGGGCAGGGAGTTGATGGCTGCCTCTACTTTGTTGCGGGCATCGACCAGGTAGTAGCGCCGAACGGCTTTATTTTTCAGCTCAGTAAAAAGCGCGGATCCGAGAGTTGCTTTTGATGACTCAATATCTGCCCGCACGGCTTTGGCCTGGTCCACTGATTGCGCTGCTTCAATGCGATCACGGAACTCGTCGGCCAACTCGTCGATATTGGTACCGGATTCCTGTGCGCTTGTGGTTGTCTCAGGAGTGCCGCGGGTAATCTCGCCCAAAGTGACACGCTGCTGCTGCGCCGGGTTGATTACTTTTTCCTGACGCTCTTCGATTTCGTCGGCTGTATATACGCCGAGAATCACATCGGGGCAGTGCAGGCGAGCCCAGCGCTTAACTCCCAGATAAGCCAGTTGCTGACGAGGATCGCTTGCCCAAAGTGTTGAGTTACGCACCTGAGCCTGAGACAGCATAAGAACGAGTTCACGGGGTTCGTCTTCTCCCTTCATGGTTGCCCAGACACGGACACCCACTCCTGCCTCATCTTTCAAATCCCAGCCCGGCGCGATGTACTTTTTTCCTTGTCCATTAGTTTTCTCAACGAACCGGCCAATAATGTTTTCCCACGCACCGAACCAATCAAAATGCAGACGGTCCTTTGTGGGAGACATGTTCGTAACGACAGCGTTGACCAGTTGAGATTCATAACCGAGTACGCCACTATTACCGACGATGAAAGTTTTCTGAGCTACAGCGAATGGATCCATACCCCAGCGAGCAGCTTGCATTACCACAGCCATACAGGCGTCAGGCTTGCCACGAAAATGCTCTGGTACGAACGCGCCACTATTTGCCATTACAGCTGACAGAGTGCGGAGGCGGTCAAAGAGTTCTCCGTTGGTCAAAATGGAGATGTTGTCGATCATTTGCGTCTTGTTTTCATTTGTAGAAATTGCTGTAGACATGTTCATTTCCCCTTATGCCTGAGTACGCAGCGCTTCAAGGCGGCGCAGGTCGAAGTCGTTCAGTTCGTCGGTGTAGTCGTCGGTGATCGGCGCTGGCCACTCGCCAGTATCGAACGCGTTGGCAATGGCGCGCATCGTGGCGCGGTATTCCAGGATTCCCAGTTCCACCAACTCCGGGGAGGCCTCAACAATGGCAATCCAGTGGTAACCCTCGTCTTTGTTGACGAAGATCCAGAGGAACTGGTCGAGGCTTGCCGTTTCCATGTACATGCCGGCGCTCAGGTGGTAGTCGCGCTCAATGATTTCCCGGTGCAGTTTTGTGCGCAGGCCTGACTGCTTAACGTTCCACATAGAGATCGTTTTGAGGTCGGCACCGATGCGGACACCGTCCACGTCCAGCTCAAGGTCAGGCCGCACGCGGATTTCGAGACCAGTCTCTTCATCGATACCGAAATAGCTGGTCTCAACGGCGCGATCTAGGTGCAGCAGCAGCTTCCCGGCTGTCGGGTGGGCCAGTAACGCAGACTGAATGGCCAGCGCGGTTGCCAGCTGCTGGCGGGTCACCAGCACCTTGCCGTCGGGGTTCTCGCGCCAGGCATCCAGCAGTTCGTCGGCGAATACGGCATCCGGTCGGACCGCCTTAAGCGCCTGAATCAGATCCACTTTGGTACCGGACACTTTCAGCGGCGCGGGCTTCTGCGCTTCCTGTGCAACCAGGTCAGGATTGACGATCGCCAACTGCTCCAGTAGCGCGTCACGGCTCCCGGTAGCTTTTACCGGCGCGGGCAGAGTGGCGTTGTACTCTTTGATGCAGGCCTTCATTGCTGCAGCGGTCTGCTTCTTGTCGGCCTCGATGCGCTGGAACTCCTCCGGCAGCGCCATATAGCTCTCTGCGGTTTCGTCTACTGCTGCGCCCAGCGGCAGTGGCGCGGGCAGGGTGGCGTTATGGGCCTCCAGCAGCGCTTTAATATCGTCAGTGCTCAACTGCGGCGGCAGGCTGGCGTTATACTCGTCGATGCAGGCGCGGATCGTCGCCGTGGTGGTGAGCGTGCCATCCGGGATCTCCGGCTCGATGCTGAATTCGGTGGCCAGCGTCTCCGGCTGCAGCGCCAGTGCATGCACCAGGTTGCCCATGTCGAGCACCTTCGACCGCTCCTTCTGGATGGTCTTAGAGACGTGGCGCGCTTCGAAATACATCAGAGAGACACGGGCGTCTTTCACCATCGTGCTGCTTATGCCATTCGCGGCGTGGTAAACGTCGTTCGGCAGACCCTCATAACGGCCCGGCTCAAAGTATGCCGGCCATTCCTTCGCGGCGGCCTCTGGCTCGGTAATATCCGCTTCTGGTTCGATTACTGGCGTTTCTGGTTCGGTTTGAGGCGATTTTGGCTCGCCCTGGTGCGCGGGAGTGATTTTCTGGTCCAGATCGGCGGCAACGTTGCTCGCCAGTTCGGGGGCAGCGGCAGCGAGGATATCCGCCGGGTTTACGCTGTCTGCTTGCTCAGCAGCTGCATCAGCGCCTTCGACCGCTGGTACCGCATCACCAGCTTCGACTTTGCTCGGGTCAGTCTCTTCCATCTGCACATGTACGACGCTCTCCGCTTCCTGTTTTGCGACTTCATTTGAGGGGGTGGCCAGCAGACCTTCTATGGAGAACTCGCCGCTACCCAGGCTCTTAACTTCGGGCTGTGCTGGTTCACTGGCACTGATATTTTCTTCAGCTGGCGCAGCAGTAGGGGTGATCAGCATCGACTCAACGGCCTGCCAGCGCTCCTCGCTGTCTGGTTTTCCTGTATCTGAGATAAACGCTACTTCTTTGCCGTTCTGCGCAATGTAGCTAATTAGCTTCGGAGTCTCGTTATGGATGCCTTCAGGCGCATTGCGGATCAGGACGAAAACAGCGGCACGTGAAAAGTCCAGAATGCCCGGCGTCTTGCGCAGCTGAGTGCTCCAGGAGTTCCAGGGCTCTTCTTTGTTAGCGATGATTTCTTTCGCCCGGCGCAGCACACCACCCGGGATCTCGTAAATGTTGTAATCCATGGGCAGCAGGGCGGCCGCGATTTCAATATCGAGAGTGTCGAGCGTATGTTTCAGATCTGGATTGCGATCGGTAGGGTTCCCGCCGCCAGCATTGGTGCCAGTGTCAGTGCGCTGGATGGCTGTTTTGCCTGCTTTCTTCAGCCACTTAGCAGTGACGCCATCACGGTCAATTTTTTTGCCCGGGGCAGTGATAGATGAATTGCTGTTATGTGCGTCGATCCACTCTTTGAAGAACGAGACAAGCTGTGCCAGCTGCGGTGCCGGGCCTTCGACTGGCCAGATAGACTGTACATCAGTAAACAGGTCCGCCAGGGTTTCAGGAAACACATGCTGCAACTGACGCAGATCATGATTACGGCAGGCCAGCAGCACGTTCTGCGGATAGGTTGCGTCCATATCCAGGCTGATACGGATAATCTCGGCTTTCTGCTCAGCACTCAGCTCGCTAAATAAGCCAAACAGCCAGATGCCCAGTACGCGCTGATCGTAGCTATAGTTCTGATGAGTGGTTACACCTGTGTCAGTGGTTCCAGTTTCTGCCGCCTGGGCCTGCTGGGTTTCAATCCACGACTGCACGATATGATTTCTTCCATCCTCAGATGACATCGCGTACACACAAGCGAACTGACTCACCAGATCTACAGTCATGTTGTCGCGATAGTCTTCTGGCCATACCTGCCGGATTGCGCGGATAACCCCCGCCGTTACTCCACCAGTAAGATTTACTACCGCTGGATCAGTTAGCGTGGCAACAACAATGTTTAAGGTTTCACTGTTGTCAGCATGTACCGCTTCTTTGACTTCGTTCAGTTGCTGACGGTCAATATGCTGCTGGTCAAACATCCACGCGGCAGCAATCTGCTGAGGCAAGGAGAGCTCACGAATAGAAGTCCATCCGTCATCCTTACCGAAATCATTTTCATCCTCCAGGTCTGCGGATCCTACTGATTCGGCTGGCATGCTGGTGGCGTTGTTTTGGGGGGCGGGCAGTTCGCCGCTCAGCCAGGCCTCAACCAGCTGGGCGCGATCAGTGGCATCAGCATGCACCCAAACTTTAACGAAAATGGCGATACGTTCGGCTTCGTGACTCTGTTCCTGGGGGAATACCGTTTTAACAGCTTTTATCAGCTTCCATTCCACGTGCGCAGAAAGCTCACGGATTTCAGGAGTGTCTTCAATAACCTGCCGCAATGCCTGGACAAAGCAATCTTCATCATTGCCTTCCATTACGCCGATCTCGATGTGCTGCTCCAGGGTGATCTGGTCCAGCTCGGTATCATGCATAAGATGCGCTAAGAGGCGCTGGATGAGACGCAGGCGAGACAGGGGGCGGAGGTCCGCATCGGCGGCAGCCGGCTGGGTAGGCTGGGCTTCAACGTTTACTACCGGCGCAGCAGTTCCGCCAGCTTCGCCAAGTACGGGACACCACGAACGACCATCTTCACCCAGGGTATAGCGGTCGCACCAGGTATCATCCAGTATGCCTTCTTCCGGCAGATCGTCAGCGACATGCCAGTTGGTGCGCTGCGGCAGCTGGTAGTCAGCACCACGGCCAACAGCAATATCGGCGTCGTCGAGAATGTTGAGGATCTCGCGTTCTGCGCGAGAGTCGGATTTTGCAGATAACCAGCAGAAGAGGTTTTTCTTCTCTGATTTTGCCTTAGCTTTAATCACAAACGCATAGGTGTTCATTGCGTCTAAGCTCCTTTGGGTTGTAAGATCCCCGGCGCTGTATAAGCCGCCTGACTTTGGTGGTTGTAATTTCCGGTGTGCTTTGGTCGGCCTACACCGGAGGGAGAGCCCGCTTCGGCGGGTTTTTTCTTTACAGGGTCACGGCTGGCTGTTCGCCGTTACGGACAATACGGTCCACTTCGAAACACTCGCCCGCAACATGCTGCTCTGCGGCTGCCGCTTCACACTGGCTCTGGTTGTCATACACGCCCAGCACCACATCCTGAAAATCGCCGTTGGTCATACCTACGGTCAGCACTAACGCGAATAAGGTATTCATCAGTGCGTCCCCGCCGGTACCAGATGCGGCTCAATGTTGCGGGCGGCATACGGGCGGCGAATGTGGCGCAAGTTGCCCTGCGGTTCATGCCAGTAAGTGCCATCGGTGTAGTTAAAAGAAACGAGCCAGGCTGCGCCGGTGCGCTGGTTGCGCATCACCACTGCCTTCCCGCTGTTGGGTACTGCTGGGTTAGCTTTCATCACAACTCCTTGCCGTCTTCCCGGCTGCCAGAACGTAGAACCTGATGCGCGTTATTAACTCCACCTCATCCGACTATTCGTATGCCGTCGGCAGCTACTTCGTGGGCTCCATGCCTTGGTGGTTTGTGTTGCGTCTTGGTGAAAGTATATTAAGTCTGAGGCTTAAATAAAGTCAAGCTTTAGGCTTGTTTGGTTTGTAAGTTTTAGGCTTAATCGTGATGAACGATAGGATATGCGGGCAAAAAAAATCCCGAAGCTAAGGTCGGGATCTGGAAGTTTGGGAGGGGCATGACGGCGGAACTGGTGGGAGAGGGTATAAAAAACCCGGCGCGGTGGCCGGGTTAAGAGATAGCGGTCAGGACTCTAATAGTAATTTCTTGGCAAAATCAATAGTATCTTTATGATTTGATGCAGGAATATGGTTTATCTTCTTAGCGTCCATTGTTTTCTTTATAGTATCGATAACCTTTTTTTGACCCGTAGTGGGGGATTCAGGTACTTCAATGGTAAAAAGAATATCATCAATCTTCAGTAGGTTTTCTTCTGCAGCTCGTGTAATCCTCATGACCCAAGTGTCGCTGTGCTCCATCATTTTCCCAGGTTCAGTCTGAGTGAATGCTAAAGGCTTAATTGCGCATTGAATTTCATTGTGCTTTTTCGCTACTAAAGGCATTGAGAATTTTGCATAAAACCCATCGATAGACTCTTGTTTAAAAACATTTCTTAAACCATCAATTCTATCAATACTTCGCTTGAGCTCTCTGGCAAGCACATCCTCACGACGTTCTTTGGTGTAATCGGAGTGATTAACATATTTATTGTAAATGCGTGCTAAATCTTCCTTTGGGTTTGCGCTGAGAACAACCCTTGTCGTACTGAACTGAAAGATTGACTCTTTTTTCGACGTGAAGTATCTAAAGAATTGGGCAAGTTGTTGGTGCCCAGAGATCTGTGAAGCTTGTGCTTTTGCGAATTGCAACTCTCTTTGAATGGTGTCTTTTGCTACAGGGAAAATGCAATCATCGTGGAAAAAGCTTTTTACACGAGAATCGTTTCGCTTAGTTATCTGAAAATCAAAGTAATTTTCTTTTGGCGCGCAGATGACTACTCCTATGTTCGCAAACTCTTCAGTTTCCGCATAGGGCGCATACCTAACAATACTGTAAAGGCATGGAGTTGTCATACTATCTCGCTCCAAAATTCATCACGGTCGCCTTTATCTAAGGTGTCGCAAACAAAAGGTAAAAACTCATCATCGACGATCCACTCATCCGGAATATCTTCAAGAATAGCAGGAAGCTTAACTAAGCTATCAACGACCTTCTGACGATACTCCAGACGATCTACTAAGTCATACTCCCACTTGCGATTACCAGGGCCGTAAACATGAACTAAAAAATCATCTGGACCAGCATTTTCATCAAAAGATAGATTATGGTCAATTAGATAATACTTATCGTTGCCAACATCATAAAGAATGTTAACGTTCCCACCTTTGCTGGTAAGAGTCCTGTCGGCATTAATAACCCATCTATCAAAGACATAGATTAGTTTCTGTTGTTCTATAGGTATGATGGCTTCATTCCTTGACTGAGAGAATGTCAGTGCCACCGCACCTTCGATGTAAAGTGACGCGAAGGCGTGACCAGTACAAATGTCACGTTGAAGATCCGGTGAATACTCAACAAGATCTTCCGGAACGAAGACGATTTTAAAGTCAGGCAAAGTAAGGCCGATGTCATGGGCCAGACAACCAGAAATAAACTCAGCCAAGAGATTTTTAGGTGGCATAGATGGCTTAGATTTCAAAACATACAATTGGCCATCATCACATTTGCAAAGATATGGTTGTGTAGAGCCTTCATTAATGCGACGAATTACTTCAACGACATTAGGGATTGCATCATTGTTGCCTGCTTCGCGCTCCATCACTAATCCTTGCGTATTCGGGGTTGCTTAACTGATGCCTTCTAATGTCGTGTCCATCAGGACAATGCTTTAAGGCAAGTCATGCCAAATCTAAACATCAATTTTTGTTAGATACTCAAATAGTTCCACTCGCAACATCTCAATCACGTTGCGACCTGATCCGACCTTTCATGTACCGTTCATACAACTCATCCAGTTCTTTCAGCCGAAGCGCAAAGATACGGAGCATGTTCTGCTGCTCTTCCTCCGGAAGCTGGCGATAGAGCTCCAGCAGGCGCTGTTCGTCTGGCTTCAGGCCGTCTTTCTCACCAACGTCCTCACCGAGTAGCCATGGCACCGAGACTCCAGCTGCATCAGCAACAGCGAGAGCGGACTTTTTGCTGATTACACCTTTTTTGAACCAGCCGTTAACAGATTGCGGGGTTACCCCGGCAACCCTAGCCATATCGGATTTTGTCATGCCTCGCCCATTCAACTGTGAAAGGCGCTCGACAAGTATCGGATTAAGTACGGTTTTCTCTTTCATGGTTATAAGAATAAGCCTTTTGCTTAAACTTGAAAATTCGCCCCAAGCTTGACAATAAATTAAGTCTCAGGCTTAATTTGATTGTATTCAAATCGGAGACAACGATGAACGGGTTAACAAAAGCCATTAAGTCCGCAGGCACTGCCACCAAACTTGCAACCATGTTGGGTATCAAACCGATGTCAGTTAGTCGCTGGAAGAACCGCTACCAAGGCGTAGTACCAGCAGATCGGGTTTTACCAATTTTCATGGCTACCGGAGTAACTCCCCACGAGCTGCGCCCAGACCTCTACCCAAATCCCACTGACGGTTTACCAAAGCAGGAGTACTGACGATGCAAACGTTAAGTTTTCATGATGATAGCAGGGGGCTGCCCGCTCCGCTGAGATCGAATTATCAAGGCGTTCCGCGCAATAACTGTAAGCTCAATCATATTCGGGAAGCAGTGAAGGCGTGGAACCGGGCCACGCCAGGTTCTGCTCAGCTACACATCTCGCAGCTGGTCGCCAAGGAATGGATAGCACGCGGCGGGCGCGGCCTGTTACTGGCAGGTTCTGAGCACAACACTAAGCAGAATTTTTTCCGAATGATTAACGATCCCGGCCCGAAGAATGACAAAAACCTACTGCAGCTTATCCCGGTCATCATCGATGTGATGGCTCGTGATAACGAGCAGGTAGCGCGCCGGTTTGGGCTAATCAGTGGAAAGACAAAGGCCGAGCTTATTGCTGAGGCAATGAAAGAGTGCGCCGAAGCAAAGCAGGCCGTTCTGCTCAACGTGCCAGAGCATCAAAAACTGAAGGAGGTGAGCGAGGGTATTGCGTCGCTGTTCCGGCTGATGCCAGAGCAGACAGGGTCGCTGATGACGATCGTCACGTCAATGCTGGGGGCTATGTGAAGAGTCTAAAAAAGGTGAAGACCGTTGTGCGTCAACACAGCCGGTCTTCGGGTGCAAAAACTGAGCGTAATTGCGGAGAACAGTATGCCAAACATGGCTGAAGTTATCAATTTTCCGATGAAAACCGAGCAAGCAGGAGGTCCTATGGCCGACCTGTCCAACGGGTACACCAGGATCGCCAACGAGATTCAGAAGCTGAAGCCGCGCCTGCGCATGTCAGGGCGTGAATGGCAGTGCCTGGAAGCGGTGATCTGGCTGACCTACGGATGGAACAAGAAGCAGGACCGGGTTACGAATACCGTAATTTCTGGCCTGACCGGGCTGGCAGATACCCATGTTTCTGATGCGATCAGCTCTCTGGCTGAGCGTGGAATTATCTTCAGTAACAAGCAGGGCGTGATGAAAATTGTCGGTATAAATACTGACCTTTCCGCCTGGATTTTAGACAAACCGAAAACGGGAAAACTCTTCCCGAAAACGGGAAAATCCTTCCCGAAATCGGGAAAAACCTTCCCGGAAACGGTAGCCACCCAAGACTATAACAATAACAATATTAAAAGATCATCGTCCGAGAATTCTGGCGAATCCTCAGACGACCGCCTGAAGTCGTTTTTATCAGCTCATCCTGATGCAGTGATTTACACCCCCAATTTCACCAAGTGGGGTACAGCAGCAGACCAGCAATGCGCTGAGTGGATCCTCGCTCTGCTCGAAAAAGTTAAACCCTTCCCGAAGAAACCCGTTCTGGCTGCCTGGGCTAACGACGTACGCCTGATGCGCGACCTCGACGGTCGTACCCATCGTGAGATCTGTGAGCTCTTCCAGTGGGCCAGCAAAGATGCGTTCTGGCACACGAACATCCTCTCGCCTGCAAAGCTCCGCGCCAAGTGGGACACGCTGAGCCTCCAGCGTCAGCGTGACCCAGGGCAAGCGCAATCCAAAGCTGGCACAGGCGCGCTGGACAACACTGACTGGATTAACGGAGTGTTCTGATGAAAAACATTGCTGAACGTATGCACGATTTCGATCGCGAAAACATGCGCCGTATGGCTCACGGCTTGCCAGAGTTGCAGGACGAACTGCCACGGCAGCAGATGGCGAAAACGGCAGAGATTTTTAATGAGCTATTCCGCCAGCTGCGCGCCACGTTCCCCCTGCTGGCCAGCAAAAGCCAAGACGACCTGGACGAGATGCGCCGCCAGTGGCTGTGGGCTTTCAAAGAAAACGGCATCACCACCCTGGAACAAATCAACGCCGGTATGCGCGCTGCCCGTCGCCAGGAAAAACCATTCCTGCCATCACCGGGACAGTTTGTCGCCTGGTGCAAAGCTGAGGACAGCGCCGCTCTCGGGCTGCCTGACCAGAATGAGCTCGTTTCGCTGGTGTACGAATACTGCCGCAACCGGAGCCGCTACCACGACGCCGAGTCCTACCCATGGCCGGATCATGGCATCACGCCTCACACAGTGAAATTCCGGGCCTGTTACTGGCTGGTTACCACGCTGTACCAGCAGATGCGTTCTGCGGGCCTCAGCGATATGGAGCTAAACCGCAAAGCAGCTGATGAACTGGCGAAGATAATCAAGCGTATCCGCCACGGTGAAGAGCTTCCCGAACCGGTTGCGCGCCTCCCTGTGCTGGGCGGCAAACCGCTGACGCGCGAACAGAACATGTTACGGGTGAAGGAGATCCGGGAGAAGTTCGGTCTCAAAGGGGGGAGGGTGTGATCATGGCCAGCAAATCACTCTGGGCAATCGTCGATTACCTACGCGAAAACCAGACCGTCACCCCGCGTCAGGTGCAGGCCTTGCTGGGATGCGACTGCAAGAAAGCACACAACCTCCTGCTGCACCTGATCCGGCGCTCTGTGGTTCGCCGAACAGGTGAGCCGCATCACCCGGTATTTGTGCTGCTGCCAGGAGGGGAGTCGAACATCAAGCGACCCAAACCAGCAATCCGGCCAGCAAAATCTGCACCAGCGGCAAAAGCGAAAGCAGCCAAAGCTCCGGCAGGAAAAGTAAAGCCACCAGTGAAAGCAAAGCGGCCAGCGAAAGCAGCACAACCAGCACCATCTGGACCGTCCATTGCGGACGTTTGCCGCCAGAACTGGCAGGGCTACGAAATCCATAAAATTTTTGGGAGTGCACGGGCATGAGTGGATTACAGAACAACAAAGAGCTGATCGCTGTGGGTCATGAGTTTGCTAAGGCGCTGAGCAGCGACACGCCTATCATCGACATCGCCAAAATGATGTCTCGCCTGGCTGAACGGCTGGATTGCACAACAGCTGCGCTGCGCGAAACGGTAAAGCAGCGTGATGCGCTGACAGCGGACAACGTGGCCCGCGCCGAGATCATCGGCCAGCTGGTCTGGCAGTACAGCGCCAGCGGCATTAAGCCGGTGCAGAAATCGCTGAACCCGGCCTCCGCGCTGCTGTTCGACGCACTAGAAGTGCTGCGGCAGCCAGCGACAGCAGCAGCGGTTAACGAGTTGAAAGCGCAGGGCGTTGAGACGGCGGCGGCAACCTACCACTCGTTGGTGGTCACCGGCGGCAGCGATGATCCACAGGAAAACGGACTGAGTATTCGGGAAGACCTGCTGAGTATCGCCAGGAAACTGCGTGTAGGGGAGGCTGTATGAGCCAGCATACTGATGCCGAGGAGGTTATCCGTCATCCGGCGATCCGGTACCACGGCGGCAAGTTCCGCCTGGCACCGTGGATTATCGAGCAGATGCCGGAACATACCTGCTACGTTGAGCCGTTCGGCGGGGCCGCGGGAGTGCTGCTGCAAAAGCCGCGTAGCTATGCCGAGGTCTATAACGATCTTGATGGCGAAGTAGTTAACCTGTTTCGCGTGCTACGTGATCCGCTGCTGAACCAGCGCCTGCAGGACGCCTGCGCCCTTACCCCTTACTGCCGCGATGAATTCTGCGCTGCTCGTGAAGCGACGGATGATCCGGTTGAGCGCGCCCGCCGCATGGTAGTGCGAGCCTGCATGGGCTTCGGCTCTGCGTCCGGCATTGGTGGCAATTCCGGTTTCCGCAGCGATAGTAAGCGCAAATACGCTACGGCGGCGCACCTGTGGGCACGCTTCCCGTCAAATCTATCTGCGATCTGCCAACGCCTGCAAGGCGTCATTATCGAGAACAAAGACGCGCTGGCTGTCATGCGTGCGCATGATGCGGAAAGCACTGTGCATTACATCGACCCGCCATACATGCCGGAAGCACGTGTCCAGGGTAACCGGTACTACAACCATGAAATGACCGCGCAGGGACACGAGCAGCTGCTCGCGGTCGCCGGGACAATGACTGGCATGGTGATGATAAGCGGCTACGACTCAGAGCTATATAACGACATGCTGAGGGGCTGGAGGAAAACGGTTAAAGGTTCACGCATCAGCGCCGGGCGCGGTACGAAGGTGCGTACGGAATGTTTATGGATCAATGAGGCGTGCGCCATTGGAGGAAATAATCATGGCTAAGCCAGGCATAAACATCAAAAAAGCAAAGGCTGAACTGCATGCAGCAGTGTCTGGCTCTGCTGGTCGGCACTGGCATTACACCCAGGCGGTTACTGCTGTTCTGGCAGCGCTGGAGCAGGCGGAGCTGCGCATCGCCGAACTGGAGACCCGGGCGCTAACCGTGAAGCTACCGCAGCCATCACATGTAAGTATTGATTTCTCCCTGATCCGTCGTGCGTTGTCCAATGCAGGCATTGCAGCACCAGAAATCGATGAGGATTTAGGTAGCACCCATATCCGCCAGATCCTGAAATTTGTTGCAGAGCAGAAGGCGAACTGCTGACACCACTCCTGCAATACGCCACCAGCCGCATCATAGAGCTGGAGTGCCTGCTGCTGGTGGATGTGCCGGAAACAGTCTGGCCTGCCGAGGTTGGTCTGGTTTACTCACAGGTTGAAAGCGCCGGGGATCTCCCGGCGCACTACTAGGATCAGATTTTTGCCTGGTTAACACGCGTTGAAAGTTCACTATGGTTTTCTTTTCTCTCACTGTAGCGATCGGCAAGATACTCTGTCTGGCTTTTTAAAATCAGTGTAATTTTGAAAAGCTCTTCGGTGACATCAACAATTCGGTCATACCATGGGGATGGCTTCATGCGCCCATCCTCATCAAATTCCTGCCAGGCCTTTGGGACTGATGACTGGTTAGGAATTGTGAACATACGCATCCATCGGCCAAGGATCCGCATCTGATTAACGGCATTAAATGATTGCGAACCTCCGCACACTTGCATAATAGCAAGCGTTTTGCCCTGTGATGGCCTGACTGCTCCTTCACTTAATGGGATCCAGTCAATCTGCGCTTTCATAATCGAACTCATTGCACCATGGCGTTCTGGTGAGCTCCAGACCATCCCGTCGCACCATCTGACCAGTTCACGCAGCTCCACCACCTTAGGGTGGGTCTCAGGAGCATCATCAGGAAGAGGCAGGCCTGATGGATTAAAAATCTTCACTTCCGCGCCCATCTGCGTCAGAAGTCGGCCAGCTTCTTCAGCAGCAAAGCGGCTGTAGGAGCGCTGGCGTACCGAGCCGTATAAAACCAGTATGCGAGGTGCGTTCTGAGCCTGAAAATGCTCTGCCATGTGCCTGTCAAAATACGCGGGGTCGAGTGCAGGAAAATTCTCCACAGTACATTCCTCAACTTTAAAGGTTGTTTAAATAAATACACATATGATTTACCATATGTGTTATTAAACGATATCGGAGATAAAAATGCTACATCCGGTCCTGCTTTTCAAAACGCTTTCTGATGAAACAAGGCTGTCTATTGTGATGCTGCTGAGGGAGTCGGGAGAGTTATGTGTATGTGACATCTGCGCAGCAATGGGTGAGTCGCAACCCAAGATTTCGCGGCATATGGCGATACTTAGAGAATATAGCCTTGTTTCTGACAGAAGGGAGGGGAAGTGGGTTCACTATCGCCTGTCACCTCATATGCCAGCCTGGGCGGCGTCCATTATTGATGACACCTGGAACTGCCTGCGGGATGAAACCCGCGACAGGTTACAATCGGCAATACCCGGCAGGTGTTAACTAAATGGGATACATGTATAAAATCATATGTGATGGAGTAAGCGATGTTAGTGGCAGGTGTGATTTTTCTGTTTACGCTGGTTCTGGTGATCTGGCAGCCGAAAGGGTTGAGTATTGGATGGAGCGCCAGCATAGGTGCAGTTCTGGCGCTTGTCAGTGGTGTGATCAACGTTAGCGATATCCCGGTAGTATGGAATATTGTGTGGAACGCAACAGCGACGTTTATTGCTGTGATTATCATCAGTCTCCTGCTGGATGAGTCCGGCTTTTTCGAGTGGGCAGCCCTTCATGTATCCCGTTGGGGCAATGGGCGTGGAAGACTGCTTTTTACTTACATTGTGCTTCTCGGTGCGGCTGTAGCTGCCCTGTTCGCTAACGACGGTGCTGCGCTGATACTGACACCCATAGTTATCGCCATGTTGCTGGCGCTGGGATTCAGCAAACAGGCAACGCTGGCATTCGTTATGGCCGCCGGCTTTATCGCTGATACTGCCAGCCTCCCGCTAATAGTCTCAAACCTAGTGAATATTGTCTCGGCAGACTTCTTTAAGTTGGGATTTGCAGAATATGCCTCGGTTATGGTCCCAGTCGATATTGCCGCCATTGTTGCAACGCTGGTTATGCTGCATCTCTTTTTCCGTAGGGACATCCTGCCGTTTTATGACCTGTCGAAACTACAGGATCCAGCCCGCGCTATTAAAGATTTGGCGACATTCAGGACAGGCTGGATTGTGCTCCTGCTCCTTCTTTCCGGGTTTTTCGTGCTTGAACCTTTGGGGATCCCCGTCAGCGCAATCGCAGCAGCAGGTGCGTTAATTTTGTTCGCTGTGGCAAAAAAAGGACATGCGATTAATACCGGAAAAGTGTTGCGCGGAGCGCCCTGGCAAATCGTGGTTTTCTCACTAGGAATGTACCTTGTGGTATACGGGTTGAGGAATGCAGGACTGACAGAATACCTGTCCGGCGTGCTGAGTGTTCTCGCTGAACAGGGCTTATGGGCTACTACAGTGGGGACGGGTTTCATCACAGCATTCCTGTCATCCATAATGAACAATATGCCTACCGTACTCATTGGCGCGCTTTCAATTGATGGCAGTACAGCATCAGGTGTGATTAAAGAAGCAATGATTTACGCCAACATTATCGGATGCGATTTGGGGCCAAAAATTACCCCAATTGGTAGCCTGGCGACACTCCTCTGGCTCCATGTACTTGCGCAGAAAAACATGACTGTTACATGGGGGTACTATTTCCGGACAGGCATCATAATGACTGTGCCGGTTCTGTTTGTGGCGCTTGCAGCGCTGGCGTTACGCCTCTCTTTCACACTGTAATGAGATACTGATATGAGCAATATTACTATTTATCATAATCCGGCCTGTGGCACCTCCCGTAATACGCTAGAGATGATCCGGAATAGCGGTGTTGAACCTACCGTTATTCTGTACCTTGAAACACCGCCGTCGCGTGAAGAGTTACTGAAGCTCATTTCGGATATGGGCATAACTGTGAGAAATCTTCTTCGCAAAAATGTAGAACCTTATGAAGAGCTCGGCCTTGCAGAAGACAGGTTCACTGACAGCCAGCTGGTTGAGTTCATGCTTCAGAGTCCGATCCTGATTAATCGCCCGATTGTAGTCACGCCCCTGGGGACCCGCCTTTGCCGCCCGTCGGAAATGGTGCTGGATATACTGCCTGAACCACAGAAAGGTTCGTTCATTAAAGAAGATGGTGAGAAGGTCATTGATGAATCAGGTCATCGCATGAAGTGATAAAATTTTATGCAGCTCCGGCATACTTCTTATGCTGCTACTGACCTAACTGAAAGCAAGCCACACTCGTTGTGGCTTTTTTATTCAATGAGTTACAGAGAGACTAGGAAGTCTTCACATGGCTCTTAAAACGTTTAACAAGTTGATCATTAACATCATTGCGTGTACTGTTTATTTATACAGTATTCGATGTGTAGCTCAAGCACTCCAGTAAAAAATTTTGTTTTTCTTCCGGCGAACCTATTAGGAAATTTGCTCGATTTGATATTTTGGTTCCATGAAGAGGATTTCTCCCCGCCGGGAGGACGTATTTGTTGATAGCAAAGAAGGGGGTTTTTTGTGAAAGAAAGTCAGGACCAAGGCGACTGGTACGATATTGTCAGGCGTTCGGACGGCAAGCTTATCGGGTCGATGCCGCTCGAAAGTCGCAACCTCGTCTACATCAAAAATGGCATGGTTTCATGTCGCCCTTTGATGGAGGATGAAGGTATTTTCAATTTGTCGTCCGGAACTCGTTTTCTTCGCCGCCTCGGCTACCGCCTCGAACAACCCTCTGATATTATGATATCAACGGACTGAACACCCGTTGACCTGATGCGCCACGGAGAACACCATGGCGCAGCAATTACAACTCATCAAGCAGTCCTCAGGAATCCTGATCCCCGCCACGCCGGAGACCAGCGATTTCCTGCATTCAAAATGCAAGCTCGGCGCTGTGCTGGTGGCCGACTTTAAGCAGGTCCGCAACCCGGCATTTCACCGTAAGTTCTTTGCATTGCTCAACCTGGGCTTTGAATACTGGGAGCCTACCGGCGGCGCTATCTCTTCCAACGAGCGCAGGCTGGTTACCGGCTATGCCAAATTCCTGGCCACGTTCGGCGGTAGCGAAGGCGCGCTGCTGGATGCCGCTGAGCAGTATCTATCGCGCATTGCCGATCGCCGTTCCGGTAGCATCAGCGTATGCAAATCGTTTGATGCCTACCGCGCCTGGGTGATCGTGGAAGCTGGCTATTACGACGCCATCCAGCTACCTGACGGCACCCTCCGCAAGCACCCCAGAAGCATTGCATTCGCCAGCATGGACGAGCTTGAGTTCCAGCAGCTCTATCGCGCAGCGCTCGACGTGCTATGGCGCTGGATATTGTCCAGAGCATTCCGGGACCAACGTGAGGCTGAGAACGCCGCTGCGCAGCTGATGCACTTCGGGAGCTGAGTCGATGAAAGACACCTGGTTCTATCACACCGATTGCACCACGGCGCAGGCAGAAGAGCTGCTGGCGCAATACCGCCGTCGCGGCGTTAAAGTCGAGCGCAGCCTCAACCCTGATCGCGTCACCTGGACCGTCAGCGCCCTGCTGCCGGAGGGCAATCATCCGCCGCGCCCAAGTCGGGCATGGCAAAGCAAGGCGTGGGGTTGAGTATGGCAGACTTACGCAAAGCGGCGCGCGGTCGCGAATGTCAGGTGCGCATACCCGGCGTCTGTAATGGCAATCCTGAAACGTCCGTTCTGGCGCACATCCGCCTGGCCGGGTTGTGCGGTACCGGTATTAAACCGCCTGATCTGATCGCCACCATCGCATGCAGCAGCTGTCACGACGAAATAGACCGCCGCACCCGCCAGGTGGATGCGGAGTATGCAAAGGAGTGCGCGCTGGAAGGCATGGCCCGCACGCAGGTTATATGGCTGAAAGAGGGACTGGTGAAGGCATGAACACCTACAACATCACGCTGCCGTGGCCGCCGAGCAACAACCGCTATTACCGGCACAACCGTGGGCGCACACACATCAGCACAGAAGGGCAGGCCTACCGCGACCGCGTCGCCCAAATTATCAAAGACGAGATGCTGGATATCGGCATTACCGCGCCGGTGAAGATCCGCATCGAGTGTCATATGCCTGACCGCCGCCGCCGTGACCTGGACAACTTGCAGAAGGCCGCATTCGACGCGCTGACGAAAGCTGGGTTCTGGCAGGACGACCAGCTGGTCGACGATTATCGCGTGCTGCGTATGCCGATGTTCAAAGGCGGCAAGCTAGTGTTGACCATCACTGAACTGGAGACGGCATGAAACCCATGATTATCGACCTTAAGCTGCCTCATTGGGCTTCACTTCTTGAGTGCCCGTTCTGCGGCGGAGAAGCCGAGCTGGTTTCAGATGGCGATGGTGTTTATGCCGGATGCTCGAATAGAGCATGTGTTATTAAACCGATTACTGATACCTACTCAACAAAGCGGGATGCAATCCGCGCATGGAACAGGAGGCCATAAGTGGAATCAGAGCGGATCGGCATTATCCGGGCGCGCTGGCAGCGCTTCAGCAACTACAGACGCCAGGTGGTGCAGGAAAAAATTAAAGCAGGGGAAAATGCATGAGCAGTAATGAAGGGTTTCTGGCGTTGCCACTTTTCACGCGTGAAGCAGAATTGCGCCGGGTATGGTGCAAAGGTAAAAAGACCATCACACCTTCGCAGCGTGTATGGGTGCGTTACATGCTGACGGTCTGGGGTTCTGTCATGGGTGGCAGTGAAGATCCAAGGGGGCCGGCAAACGTCATTGGCAGGTTAATGGTAAGAACCCGGTGGGATGATGGCACAGCCGATCGTATTGTTGCCATCGTGAACCGTCTGCATGAAGAGGGGTTACGGGGTGCTGAGCTCTTCACCAAAGCCAGGGATTACGTGCTGCCAGCTTCGTCAGCGGCAAACCTGCTGGCGCAGGCGGAGCAGGAAGATGACGCGAAGTTTATCGAGTCGCTGATAGTGAAGTGTTTCCGGCGGGGCAGTCCGATGAAGACCGTTGCAGTGCTTCGCTATTGTGGTCATCAGTCGATACAGGGCTGCGCACGGGAGCTGGTGCGTCGGACCGGATGCGATATTCAGTGGGCGCGTAAGCGCATCGAGTGGTGCGAGAAGGTATTGGAGGAAGAAATCTATTATGCAGTAAGGCGAGAACAGGAGGCTGCTTTGGCTTCAGAGAAAGAGATGGGGGAAAATATTTCTAAAAATATTGCATTTTGAGAAATTGAGTTGTAGATTTTGTGTCATGCTCGGGATGCTTACGCGAACTGAGCCACAGATTTCGAAAGAAGCCCGCCACCGAGCGGGTTTTTTTATGTCCCGTGCCACGCTCGGCGCATTTCAACCATAGAGCCTTTCAGAGGTGAGCCTTTGGTTAGTTTGCTGTTTAATTAGAAGTATCTATTACCCACTTTAAAGCTGATTCATAAAGCAAAATTTCTTCTACCGAAGCACTGCTTTCATAGATAGCCACATACTTATTTGTGAGAAATTTGATAAGCAATTCTTTGCTTATTTCTTGCTCCGGGTCTGACTGGAAGATGTCAATGACAGCTCTTCCGATAATCCAGTCTTCATCATTCATGCCATTTCCAGTATGAGAAAAAGGCATCATGGCCCTATTTCCACTGTATTTACAGGATTATCACAAATAAATCTCTCTGTTCCTTTGAAAATTTAGAGGGGCAGGTATGAATACTTATTCCTTACATCCATTTCACTACTTACAGCACCCCGGCCAAATCGGAGGTGAGAGCATGTCCCATATGAGCAAACTTGTAACCGGCGTCGCCCTGGGCACTTCTGGCGGCACAATCGTTAACGGAATCCTGACAAAGTTCAGCCCGGATGAGTGGAGTGCGATCGGTGTGCTGGCGGGTATTGCGGGCATAGTCATCACTGGACTTATTAACTGGTACTTCAAACGGAAGGTTGCAAATGCCCAAGTAAGGGCATTGGAGAAATACGGCCCGACAATAAAAGTTGGAGATGACTGATATGCCAATGACCAGCCGCCTGCGTAACAAACTCATCGCCGCCGCTGGTGGTGGTGCAATGCTGATCGCTTCCCTGTTCCTCGGCGGACAGGATGGCGTCGAAGGGCGCAAGTACGTGGCCTATAAAGACGTCGCCGGAGTGTGGACCGTCTGCGATGGCCATACGGGCCGGGATATCGTGAGAGGAAAGACCTACACCGATCGCGAGTGTGACAACCTGCTGTGGAAAGACCTGCAGCCAGCCAAGACGACGGTTGATAGTCTGGTCAAAGCACCACTGAACGAATATCAGCGCGCCGCGCTCTACAGCTTCGTCTTTAACGTTGGCTCTGACGCGTTCTCGAAATCAACGCTGCTGCGCAAGCTGAATAAAGGCGATCATGCCGGAGCGTGCGAAGAGATGCGCCGCTGGGTTTACGCTGGTGGCATGAAGTGGAAGGGCCTGCAGAACCGGCGCGAGATGGAGCGTAGCTTGTGCCTGGCGGAGAGCAAACATGACCTTTAGCCTTCGAACAGTTCTGCTGATCGCTCTCGTGGTGATCCTGCTTGGTGTTGGCTATGGCGAGCTACGTTACCGGAATGGCTGGTACGCCCACGCCGACCACATCAACGCTCTGGCTGCCGAGAAGCGCGCCAAAGCTGAGAAGGCCATTCAGCCGGTCGAGCAGAAGGCCGCGCAGGCCAGCGACGAGAGCCGAATCATCTACCGAACCATAACCCGCGACGTGGTGAAATATGTCCAGGATCCGAATCGTACTGTGTGCAAGTTTGACGATGATGCTGTGCAGCTGCGCCAGCGTGCCATCGACGCTGCCAACTCCATCAGCGGATTTGATGCAGCCCCCGTGCAAGGGAAGTGATGCTGGCGCAGACAGCGACACCGATCTGCAGGCCGACATCGAGACCGCGCAATGCCTGCGCCAGTTGCGGCTGGACAAGTACCGATGGCAGGCCTGGTATAACGCAGTGAAATAAAAAAGCCCTCAGAAACAGGAAACCCAAAATGTTTCTGAGGGAGTGCAAATGCACAATCGTTACGTTATTAAGTGTGCTGATTTAAAAGAGTTTTGCACTGAGAATTAGCCTGAAAGTATTCTGACGAGAAAAGCAAAATGTGCCAGGGCTCAAAAACTGATGTCAGCGCTGTACTCATTGTCGATCTAATGGCCTATTCTGACCGCAGCTTATTGCAGCGGAGGGGATATGAAACAGCCTTTGGATTTAAACAAAGTAGCTGTATGGCAGCTTACGTTCCGGTTCTCTACGGCATCCGTCCCGGACGGTCAGGGCATCCACTTTATTCGTGCATGGGGTAAAGAGCCGACACGCCAGTTATATGATCGGATCTTCGATGAGGTGGATGCCGAGCTTCGCGCCGAGTACGGCGATTATCAGTTCCGTGAATGTGACATCAGGCCTGCGATTATGAAAGATGATTGATAGCTTTAGGCTGTTATGTTCTTCAGAAGGATACCGCCAGCCATCAATATAGACTCCGCTCAACGGGGTTATTTTACCCTCAAAGAGCGGATTGCCACACCAACGAAGCTGGTCGGTTACCTGCAGGATTACATCAAAACACAATGTCTAAGGTAACCGAGCAACCAGAGAGCTACTTTCTTCCTTATTTGAGTTTTGCCTTTAAGAGAGCACGCATTTCCTTTTTTGCACGAGCGATGAACTCATCTTCGCTTTCGTTTTGGCGCGAAGCTCCAATTTTAGTATCCAGCTCATCAATGAACGAGTCTTGAGTAACTATCTTTTCGGCTTGCTCGGAAAATTTAACGATATCCTTTGATTCTTTGTTGCTGAAGGCGCCGCTGATCGTTATCCCAGCAGCAATTTTTGTGGCAATTGCAGAGGTTTTAGAAATTGAGCTCGATAAAAAAGCAAGCCCTGTGCTACTTGCATTAGCATTTGCTACGACATCTTTTAACTTGACCATATCAAGCATCCTTACGCTTATGGAAGTAATCTCTAAAAATGGAGGTAAAGCTTTCGACGATGGCATCGATTATCTTTTCCTTTTGCTGTTCACTGAGCCCACCCCACAAGCTCATAAAGAAACCAAACAGTTTTAAAAGCAAACTAAGCATTCATAATCTCCGTTTCATTATTGGTTTTTATAGATGACGGGCTAACTTTATCACTGGGCGCAGACTATACAAGCGTTCATGTTAAGGCGTATCGCCTGTTGATGTTCTCTCTCCACTCTGCACAACACGGTTAGCCACGCTGTGAAGCGTCGCGAAGCTGGCTTATACTGCCATTTGAATAACGGGTAGGAGAGCCAATGAAACTGTCATTCAGAAATGCCGCTTTACCTTTCGGTGAAAGAATAAAGACGACTTTCATAGCAGGAGATACAGAGCGGGCTAGCTCTGTATATGCATTTATCACTGGGCCAGCAGCAGAAATCGAGCGTACAAACGATAATGCAGACCCAAATGGCGTGTGGTCTATAAAATTTGATGGGTCTGCAAAGATTAACTTCGAGCGTGGTGTTTATCATTTTAGAAGCGCAACGGTGATACAAAGAGGCACATCTTATGAGATGTTCGTAACTGTCATGTTCAGGGATACCCCTACCGGAGAGCGTTTAATTTACACCACCAAAGAACTGTAAAAGCCTTCGGGCGATTTTTTATTGCCTCATAACAAGCCACTGGCATCTGCTGGTGGTTTTTTTATGCGCCTCGCACGCGCACCAGAGAGTCTTTCAGCCGTGAGCCTGGGGATCCGCGTCTCTCGGGCGGCTGTCCCGTGCGACAGGCTCACATCTAAAAGGAAACCCGAATGAAACACTTATCGCTACAGCAGGCGATGCTTGGCATGCGTATCGTTCAAACCGACAACGGCATGATCATCAAAAGCCCTGCTGGCTCAGCTGAGTACGACCTCAAAGGCCGCCGTATTAAAGTGAGCGGTTACCCTGAATATTTCCCCGGCCAGCTGCGCGTGAAGGATAAGCGCACCAAAACACGCGGACGAGTGGATATCTCCGGCGGTGAACTAACAGCCTATAATGAGGACGGTTCGGTCAGAATCCGTGTAGGGCGAATTAACCAGCCGGTAGATGCTGGAGTCGTTCACGAAGCTGGAATGGGTATTACTGGCGAAGATGGCAAGAGGCAGGTTGAGTTTAAAGCGGATCGGTTTACAGTTATTGGCACTGCGCTGAGCACAATCAAAAACGAACAAGCACGCATCCATGCCGCTGAAGTAAAGACTCGCCTCACTGACGACATGCGCGAAGCTGTCATTGACGCTGTGCGCGAGAGCGATGTGTTCAAGGCGCTGATGGTTTCACAGGATGCTCAGGATTCTGCACAGGTCACCATGCAGTTGAACATTAATAAGGCGGTGACCGACGCCATTCGTAACGCGGTAAGGCCCGGCGGCCTGCTGTACTCCCGAGGGCGTTAATCATGCGTATAACTGTACTCGATAACGATCCTGGCCGAAAGATTAATGCAGACCGCGAACGCTATCGTGTTTTACTCGACGGTGAAGAGGTCAAACACTGCTTTACCGCCGATGATGAGAAAGGCGAAGTGATAGAAGCTTTTACTGACGAAGTTGACCGTGTGGGAGCTGAAAACGGAGATGTTAAGCGGCGCATCCGGCGCGGTACAGTGACTATCGAGAGAATGGCCTAAACCACTACCGCTGCTGGCCAGTTGCACACATGAGCGAATCTATACTACGTAAGTTTGTTAATGGTAACAAATTGTGTCGGTACATAAACAAAGAGTATAGTTAGCGAGCCATAAGGCTAACTAATTGAGGATGCAAGATGAAGAACGGCATTTACTTTGTTGTATTCAGTAGCAACCAGCATGACTTTGGTAACGGCACGGTAGTTGTTAAAGATAATGTAGTTAATGGCGGGGATTATGGCTTTACATACCAAGGCAAGGTTGATGGTGGAACTCTTGGATTGCATGTTTTCCAGCATGACCCATCAGCAACTGCAGTGTTTCAAGGCGTAACCGATTTTAATCTATCACTTTCTGTACAAGAGAGTGGGCAAGGTTATGTCCTGACAGGTTCCGTTGTTGGAATGTCTTCAGCACAAATTAATATTTCTGCCAAATTTATTGGTAGCCTTCTTTAAAAGTTCTGTAAACATTTTAAACCGCCTTAGGGCGGTTTTTTTATATCTATGAAACAGGAGGTGTTATGTCATTAGAAGGTAGTAACAATCCGGTTAAATTTCGGCGTGACTGGGATAAAACAACCGAAGAAAAGTAGGATTGGCCCCGCATTAGCGGGGCTTTTTTACTGCTACTCCAATGCCTTCCGCTGGTGGGCATCGTAATGGCTTTAACCACAGGAAAAGAACCATGGCTAAACCGGACTGGGGCGAGCTACAGAAGCGGTTCCTGTCTGATCATGCCAGCACCGGCATTTCCCCGAAAGATTGGTGTGAAGCGCAGGGACTGAACTACGCAACCGCCCGTCGTTATATCAAAAAGCCCGCTGCGCAAAAATCTGCGCAGGAAAAAGTGCGCAGTGCGCAGAAAGAAAAGAGTGCTGATGCACTGGTGGATAGTGAACTTACCTCCCAGCAAAAGCGCTTCGTTGCCGAATATCTCATAGACCATAACGCTACAGCCGCTGCTGCAAGGTCTGGTTACAGCGATCCGAACTATGGACGACAGCTCCTGACGATTCCTAACGTTGCGCAGGCCATTGCACAGCAGCAAAAGGCCTCAATGTTGCGCACGCTGGCTACAGCAGATGAGGTACTGGCGCAGATGTGGCAGCTTGCCACTTTCGATGCTAACGAACTCTCGCAATACCGCCGGGGATCCTGCCGCTACTGCCATGGCTTCGGCCACAACTATCAGTGGCGTGACATGGTGGAGTTTGAAGAGCACCGGCTAAATGCGATCGAGAAAAAGGGTAAAGAACCAGTAGACGTCGGCGGCTATGGTTATGACCACAACCGGGAACCGAATCCGGTATGCCCGCGCTGCAATGGTGACGGCATCGGCCAGCCGTATTTCGCTGATACCCGCAAGCTGCCGCCTGTTTCCCGTTTGGCTTACTCCGGCATCAAGCTCGGCAAGAACGGGGTTGAGATCACCGCCATCAGTCGGGAGCGGATGTATGAAGCCGTAATGAAGCGGCTTGGCCTTGCGGATAGCGAGTTTGCGCAGCAGCTGCAGCAGATCGAAATCGAGCGCCGCAAGCTTGAGGTGGAAAAACTCCGCAAAGAACTAGCAGCCGATCCTGAAGACGAAGTACCGCTGCCCGTGGCAATCAACATTAACGTCGCGGATGCTCGCGTAAGGAAAGACGATGAAGGGGATATCGCCGACCCTTAACGTACCGCAGGCGCAGTTTCTGGCGATGCCGCATAAGTTTAAGGCCTATGTGGCAGGCTTCGGCTCCGGTAAGACGTGGGTGGGCTGTGGCGGCATCTGCAAGGGGATGTGGGAACACCCCAAGATCAACCAGGGCTATTTCGCGCCGACCTATCCACAGATCCGCGATATCTTCTACCCGACGGTGGAAGAGGTGGCGTTCGACTGGGGCCTAAAGGTCCAGATCAATGAGAGTAACAAAGAGGTCCATTTCTATGCCGGGCGGCATTACCGGGGAACCACTATCTGCCGCTCGATGGAGAAACCGGCCACGATCGTCGGCTTTAAAATCGGTAATGCGCTGGTGGATGAGCTCGATGTGATGCCCGCGCTCAAAGCGCAGCAGGCATGGCGAAAAATCATCGCGCGTATGCGCTACAAGGTTGCTGGACTGCGTAACGGCATTGACGTCACCACCACGCCGGAAGGGTATAAGTTCGTTTACCAGCAGTTTGTCAAAGCAGTACGCGATAAACCTGAGCTGGCAACCCTGTATGGTCTGGTGCAGGCCTCAACATTCGATAACGAAGCGAACCTGCCGGATGACTATATTCCGTCGCTGCTGGCGAGCTATCCACCAGAGCTGATTAAAGCGTACCTGCGCGGGCATTTTACTAACCTTACCAGCGGCACCATTTATCACCAGTTTGATCGCAAGCTGAACAACTGCACCGACGAAGAGCAGCCGGGTGAGCCGCTGTTTATCGGCATGGACTTCAACGTCGGTAAGATGGCAGCCATCGTTCATGTGAAGCGTGAAGGGTTGCCGCGCGCGGTGCGGGAGCTGGTGAAGGTCTATGACACCCCGGCGATGATCAAACGCATTCAGGAAGAGTTCTGGCGCTATGAGGGCGGCCGCTACGTTGCCAGCCGCCAGATTTACATCTACCCAGATGCTTCCGGCGACAGCCGTAAATCCAATTGCGCCAGCCTGACCGATATTGCTCAGCTCAAAGAGGCGGGGTTCAGCGTCATGGTTAACGCTTCCAATCCGCCGGTGAAGGATCGTATCAACTCAATGAATGCCATGTTCTGCAATGCGCTGGGCGAACGGCGTTACCTGGTCAACGTCCAGCGCTGCCCGGTCTATACGGAAAGCCTTGAGCAGCAGGTATGGGATAAAAACGGCGAGCCGGACAAAAAGGCGGATAACGATCACCCCAACGATGGCGGCGGGTATTTCATTGTGAAGGATTACCCCATCGTCAAACCGGCATACTCAATCACCATGGATACCACCTTCTGATATGGCTAAGAACGACATCACCTGGGTTCGCCCTGAACACCGGGCGGCCAGTGCTGCCTGGAAGAAAATCAGGGATTTTTGCAAAGGGGCAGAGGCGGTAAAAGAACCAGGCAACAACTATCTGCCTTTGCTTGACTCCACAGACAAGAGCATGCGCAACCGCAAGCGCAACGAAGACTACCTGCAGCGGGCGGTCTTCTATGCGATCACGGGCAATACCAAGATTGGCCTCCTCGGGCAGGCCTTTCGAAAGGATCCGACCTTTTCCGCGCCGGAGAAACTGAGCTATCTGCTGAAGAACGCCGACGGCGCTGGCACCAGCATTTACCAGCAGTCACAGCTGGTGACCGAGAACGTGCTGGAGGTGGCCCGTGACGGGCTTTATGTCGATTACGCTGAGGGCAGTGGCCAGGCCATCATCCTGCGTTATCTGGCCGAGAACATCATCAACTGGCGCACGAAGCGTATCAACGGGCGTGATCAGTTAGTGCTGGTGGTGTTGAGGGAATGCGTGGAGCAGGAGGATGGCTACGCGTTTAAGGATGAGGTCCAGTATCGCGAGCTTGCGCTTGAAGAGGGCCGGTTCATCTGCCGGGTGTGGCGCCGCAGCGCGGATGCCGGTTCCGCTGCATACGCTGTTACCAGTGAATACCAGCCGAAGCCCAAAGGCAAAGACAGCTGGGACGAAATCCCGTTCACCTTCGTCGGCGCGCAGAACAACGATCCGACTATCGACGATTCACCACTCGCCGCGCTGGTGGAGATAAACCATGGTCATTTCCGGAACAGTGCTGATTACGAAGACAGCGTGTGGTTCTGCGGCCAGGTCCAGCCCTACATGACGGGACTTGATGAAGGATGGCGCGATCATCTGGAAAAGAAGGGGGTTAAAATCGGTTCCCGCTCGCCGCTGCTGCTGCCCAGAGAGGGCAACTTTGGTTATGCCCAGGCGCAACCCAATATGCTGGCCAAAGAGGCAATGGACAGTAAACGTGACTACATGGTGCAGCTGGGTGCCCGGCTCATCGAGCAGAACGCGGCGGTAAAGACGGCAACGCAATCCAGCAGCGAACAAACGTCATCAACATCAGTTCTGGGCATCTGCGTCTCGAACGTATCTGAGGCCTACTCGCTGGCCATTGGCTGGTGCGCGAAATATCTGGGCGTCGGCGAGCAGCAGGCGGCCTACGCGATCAACCAGGAGTTCATTGCTAAGGTCGCCGAGTCCGGCATGGTTACCGCTATTGTGAACGCCTGGCAGTCCGGTGCAATCCGCGACACTGATATGGTTCGTGCGTTGCAGAAGCTTGACCTCATCAATCCGGCAGACAGTCCCGACGATATTATTGACGAGCTGCGCAACCCCAATCCCACCCTGATCGGCGGTAACAATGGCAACGGTAAATGAAACGTTACGTGACGAAGCCATAGCCCACACCGTCTGGATTAGCCGTTACAGCACTGGTGTGGCAAACCGCATGGTTAAGCTGCTGAACGACAGCGACGCCGAGCTTACCGCACGGCTGCTGGTGGCGATGGACAGCCTGCCCACCAGCCAGTTTACGGTCAGCCGACTGGAAAGCATGTTGGGGAGCGTACGCGAGCTTAACCAGCAGGCAATAGCGGGCATGCAGACCAGCCTGGCGGATGAGCTCCTGCAGCTGGCCGGGCATGAAGCAGGCTATCAGCTGAGCCTGTTTGATTCGCTGCTGCCGCAGCGGGTGAAAGAGCGGTACCCGCTGCAGAGCATCACGCCTGAGCAGCTTTACGCGACGGCCATGGCCCAGCCCTTTCAGGGACGTCTGTTGAGCGAATGGGCCGATAATCTGGAGGCCGACCGCATGGCACGCGTTGTTAATGCAGTGCGCCGCGGCTACCTGCTGGGTGATACCACGGAGATCATTGCCCGGCAGGTTCGCGGGATCGCCAACAAAGGCTATAAGGATGGGGCGCTGCAGCTCAGCCGGACCAATGCCGCCAGCATTACCAAAACGGCTGTGAATCACCTGGCAGCCACGGCGCGGACTAATTTTGCAGAAGCCAACGGCGATGTCCTGAAAGGTAAACAGTGGCTCTCCACGCTGGACAACAAAACCACGTCGACGTGCATCATCCGTGATCGCCTGCGTTACACCCTGGACAACAAACCTGTCGGTCACAAGGTTCCGTATCTGCAGGGGCCGGGGAAAATCCATTTCTGCTGCCGTTCCACGGAGACGCTGATTACCAAATCATGGCGTGAGCTCGGGATCGACAGTGACGAGCTGGATGAAGGTACCCGCGCCAGTATGGACGGGCAGGTGCCAGCGGATACCACCTATCTTGACTGGCTGGCCCGGCAGTCGCCGCCGCGACAGGATGAGATCCTCGGGCCGGAGCGGGCCGCGCTTTACCGCGCCGGTGAGCTGAAGCTCGGGGAGATGTTCACAGACAAAGGCGAATGGATAAGCCTGGCCCGCCTTAGAGCGCTCAGTTGACCCCAACACCTTTCACTCATGGCTGCCTCCGGGCGGCCTTTTTTATTGGGCGAGGCCCATAACATCCCAAGGGGAAACCATGTTAATCCGAAATATGCTCCTGAAATACTACGCACCTGAAGACGATGGCCAGGGCAGCGGGGGCGGCGGTACCGAAATCACCCCAGAAATTCAGAAGCTGATTGATGATCAGGTCGCAGCTCAGGTGACCGGCCTGAAAACCAAAAACTCCGAGCTGCTGGGCACGATCAAGCAGCAGAAAGATAACCTGTCCCGCTATGAAGGCATCGACCCTGATGCCGTGCGCGGCATTCTGCAGCGTTTTTCCGACGACGAAGAGGCAAAGCTGATCGCCGCCGGGAAAATTGATGAGGTGCTGGATAAACGCACCGAGCGTCTGCGCGCTGATGTCGATAAGCAGATCAAAGCGGCCAATGAACGCGCGGATAAAGCCGAAGCGTTCTCCGGCAAGTTCCGGGATCGTGTACTGGGTGATGCCATCCGGGCGGCAGCATCAAAAGCTGGCGCGCTGGCGGAAGCATCCGATGATCTGATCCTGCGTGCCAGGGGCACATTCCAGCTCAACGACGAAGGCGAGGCCGTAGCAGTTGATGCAAATGGCGACGTTCTGTTCGGCAAGGACGGCAAAACCCCACTAAGCCCGCTTGAATGGGCGGAGTCGCTCAAGGAGACGGCACCGCACCTGTTCCCGCGCGCTGAAGGTACCGGCGCGGGCGGACACAAGCCAGGCGGTGGTGGCAGCCATAAACGTTCAGAGATGAGCGCCAGCGAAAAGGCGGACTATATCCGCAAGCATGGCCAGCAGGCCTTCCTCAAACTCCCGAAATAAGAGACTTACTCAATGGCTACAACTGTTAATAACGATCTGGTCATTTATGACGATCTGGCGCAGACCGCTTTCCTCGAGCGCCGCCAGGATAACCTTGAGGTGTTCAACACCTCTTCCAATGGTGCGATCCTGCTGGATAACGAGCTGATTGAAGGCGACTTCCGCAAGCGCGCTTTCTACAAGGTTGGTGGCTCCATCGAGTCGCGTGATGTGAACTCCACCGGCAAGGTAAATGGTAAAAAAATCGGTGCAGGCGAAGCGGTGTCTGTTAAAGCCCCGTGGAAATACGGTCCGTACGAAACCACTGAAGAAGCATTCAAACGCCGTGGCCGCACGGTTGATGAGTTCTCCGAGGTGATCGGCGTTGATGTGGCTGATGCCACCCTGGAAGGCTACGTGAAATATGGCCTGAAGGCGTTAACGGCGGCGATCGGGGCGAACGCTGAAATGGTGGTGACCGCCGACATCGAAACCGACGGGAAGAAAACCCTGACGCGCGGCCTGCGCAAATACGGTGACAAATTCAACCGCGTGGTGCTGTTTGTCATGCACTCCGCCACCTACTTCGACATCGTGGACGAGGCGATCGCCAGCAAAATCTATGAAGAAGCTGGTGTGGTGGTGTACGGCGGACAGCCAGGCACCCTGGGTAAGCCGGTGCTGGTGACCGATACCATGGATGCTGCCGCCATTCTGGGGCTGGTGGCCGGTGCGGTGACCGTGACCGAATCGCAGGCGCCGGGCTTCCGCTCCTACGACATCAACGACCAGGAAAACCTCGCGGTTGGCTACCGTGCAGAGGGTACGGTCAACGTTGAACTGCTGGGCTATAGCTGGGATACGGCTAAAGGTGAGAACCCGGATCTGACCGCCATCGGCACGGCCGGTAACTGGAAGAAGCATTTCACCAGCAACAAGTCCACTGCAGGTGTGCTGATCAAGCTGGGAACCGCCCCGGGGGAGTAACACTGTCAGCGGATAAAACCTCCGCAACTGCTGACAGTACCGATGCGGTTACCTTTTCCCTGAAATATACCCGTAACGGCGCGGGCGTGTCCGGAGCAGCTGTCGCCTGGTCGTCTACTGGCGGCACGCTGAGCACTGCGGGATCGCAGACTGGCTCTGCCGGTGGTGCCACGGTGAAACTCACCTCCGATACCGCCGGAACGTTCACCGTGACGGGTACGGTTGATGGAGTGGCGCAAGCCAGTGAAGAAATTACTTTCACTGCCGCTGCCGGAGACTAACTGACGGGGCGCAAGCCCCGTTTCTTTGAGTGCAACGATGATCATTACCGATACCACTTCACCGACCATGAACAGCTACGCAGGCGAGGGGGATTTGAGAGCCTTCGCAGAATTGCGCGACATTACGCTGCCGGAAAAAATCGCGCCGTTGCTCATCAGAGCGATGGATTACCTTGAAGGGCTGGACTGGGCTGGCTGGCGGAGCAAACCGAATCAGGCGCTGGCGTGGCCGCGCGGCGGGATCATCCTTGACGGATACGAGCTGCCTGCCGGTGAGGTACCGCGTCAGGTTGTTACCGCGCAGTGCATGCTGGCGGTTGAGGCGATGGATGGCGATCTGCTGGGCAGTGTGCGTGAGGCGGCCGTGAAGTCCGAGCGCGTGGAGGGTGCCGTAACCACGACCTATGCCGTCGCTGATGGTGAGGTGTTCAGACCGTCTTACCCGGCGGTGATGGCCCTGCTCGGCGATCTGGCTGGTGGTCGTGGCTATGCAGTGAATACTTTTGCGGAGCGTGCATAACATGCCTGATTTAACGATCGTACCGTTCAAGCCAAAGCCTGAATCCGGTACCGATAATACTGAAGTAATCCGACTGCTCACCGACGCCCTGGAACATGCCCGTAAAGGCTCATGCCATAGCGTAGCGCTGCTGCTTATCGACGGCGACGGTAACGCGCTGGATTGCTGGCACAACGGCGGGCTGCCTTATGTCCTCGTCGGGACACTGGAGTCGCTGAAGCTGAATTTCATCAACGCCAACATTGAGCGCCGATAATATGGCTGTTGACTACACCCGCATGAAAGCCACCAGCACGCGCCTGCTTACGGAGAACGGCGCGGCGTACCCGGTTAAGCGTAAGGGCTCAGTGACGGTTACCGGCGGCGTTGAGCATCGGGAACCGGATAACGCTTTCACCGCTATCGGCGTGCGAACTGATTATAAACCCGGCGAAATTGATGGGACGGTCATCATAAACGGCGATACGCGCATTGTGTTTACCGCCGATACCGAGCTGCGCACCGGTGACATGGTGGAGGTGGACGGCAAATGGTACCGCATTGAAAAGCCCAACCCGGTTAAGCCTGGCAAACTGCTGCTGTGCTATCGCGCTCAGCTGAGGGCATAACATGGCAGATAACCAGGCGTTTATGGTTTCCATTAATGCGTTCGTCAGCCAGGCAAAGGAGAGGCAGGAGGAAGTGGTGCGCGTGGTCGGCATCAAAATCCTGGCGCGGCTGGTGCAGATGTCGCCTGTAGGCAATCCCGAGCTGTGGGCGGTCAACCAGACGGCGGCAGCCTATAACGCGGCGGTCTCCGAGCACAACAGCCTGCTGCGGCAGAACCCGGACAACCTGACTAAAGCAGGGCGGCTGCGGCCGGGCCGTAAGGTGAACCACAGCATGGACCTGAAGGCACCTCCGGGCTATACGGGTGGACGTTTTCGCGGTAACTGGCAGGTGTCGTTTGACCAGCGGACAACGGGCGAGACAAGGCGCATCGATAAGGCTGGCCACGAGACGATCGCCGCAGGCAACCTGGTGCTGGAGCAGTTCAAAGTCGGTACCACGGCGGTCTATTTCTGCAACAACGTCCCGTATGCCTACCGTCTGGAGATAGGGCATTCCAGCCAGGCGCCCGGCGGCATGGTGCGCATCACAGCCGCCGAGTTCCAGCGGTTCTTCAGCGAGGCAGTCAGCGAGGTTAAAAATGATACCGGACATCACAACGGCGCTTGAGGCCATGCTGGGTGTGTGGGCAGACGGTGAGGGCGTGCCGGTGGCGTGGAATAACATTCAGTTCGACCCGCCAGCCGACGGGCTGTATCTGATCTCCCACGATATGCCCGCACAGCCGTACAGCATCGATATAGCGGGTGGCTGCCGGGTCTACCCCGGCGTGTATCAGGTCACTGTCGTCGCGCCAGCGGGTGGCGGCAAATCACAGGCCAGAGCGCTGGCCCGCCGCGTCGCGGGCTTGTTCCCGGAGAACCAGGAGATCCCCGGCGACGGCTTTACCGCCTGGGTGACATCACCGCCCGCCATCTACCCCGGCATACCGGACGGCGTGTCCTATTCCATCCCCGTCAGCATCAACTACCGGGCTGATATCTCAGCCTGATCATCCCCACCGGCGCTGCCGGTTTTTTATTTCTACATGGAGAATCCCTATGGGCTTCGCATTACCCAATGGTGCCACGGTATTCGTCGGCTCGAAACTCGCCACGCCTGTGGCGGTAACGGGCGTGAGCAATGCCGCAGGCGCCGTCTTTACCGTTGCAAACGGCCACGGCCTCGCTGTTGGCGATGTGGTGCTGGTTTCCAGTGGCTGGGCACTCATCGACAGTCTGGTGGCGCGTGTTACGGCGCAGACGACAACGAGCGTGACGATCGGGGTGATTAACAGCACCGATACCAACTTCTTCCCGGCTGGCTCCGGCACAGGCTCCATGAGCAAAGTAGCCGAGTGGACTGAAATCCCGCAGATCACCGAAGTTGCACAGTCCGGCGGCGACCAGCAGTACACGCAGATCCAGTTCCTTGCCGATGACCGCCAGCGCAATCTGGCGACCTATAAGGCGGCCAAGTCACAGACCTTCACCATGGCGCACGACTCCACACTGCCCATCTATGCCGTGCTGTCAGCCGCTGACCGTTCCGGTGACACGCTGCCGCTGCGCATGTACGTACCTAAGGCAAAAGAGATGCGTTACTGGTCCGGCAAAGCTTCTTTTGACCCGCAGCCGACCACTGCCGTAAACAACGTCGAAACGGTACAGCCTGCGTTTGCCATCCAGTCCCGCGATATCACTTTCTACAAAGATGCTGCCCCACAGGTAGCCGCTTAATCCGGACTCTTAACAGGCCCGTCAGCGGGCCTTTCTTTCTGCCGAGGAACACATGGCCACTAAATTTCAGCTTCAGCCCAAACCCACTTTCAAAGCCGACGTTAAGATCCCGCGCGCGGGTGATGATGACGGCATGCTTACGTTTACTTTCCGCCACAAGCCGCTTAAGGAGCTGGCCGCACTTGAAACAATGGAAGGTAAAACCGCCATCGATTTTCTGGTGGAGATCACCGAAGGCTGGGCACTGCCGGACGCGTTCAGCCAGGAAAATCTTGAAGTGCTGCTGGACAACTATCCCGGCGCGATGAAAGCGATCGTCGGCACCTATTACCGCGAACTGACGGGTAACCGCGAAAAAAACTGATAGCGGTTGCCTCGGCTTTTTATACGCCTGAACCCTCCACCGAAGACCTGGCCGCGTTTGGCCTGAGTGCTGATGACTACACCGAAGAAGAGCAGACTGTTGAGGTATGGCCGGACGTCTGGCCTTCATTCATGGTCTTCCAGTCAGCTATGACACAATGGCGTACGGGAGTAGGCGGGGTAACCGGTCTGGATTACAACGTATTGCCATGGCTAATGAAAATGCATGGTGTTGACGATGAATTTGTTGCCTTCGCGGACATTCGGACGATGGAACATTATGCACTGAATGTAATTCATGCAATTTAACATATCTACTATTAATAGTAGGTGTCGTGCGAATCAACCGAGTTAATATTGAGGCTTAATCAAGGAGATAAGCCTTAATGAACTATCAGCAAGCTGTTCAAAAAATTACTCAAAGAAGAATCATTGGGTTTGTAGTAACAATGGTTGGGGTCGTCTTGTTTCTCGGTACTTTATTAAAATTTTTAGCTCTTCAAAGTATGATGATGACTCAATATCAGGCGACTTACAGACTTGGTAACGCAATACTGGGCATGTTAAGAGAATTCAACTCCCTGCCTTTTTCGCCATTTTTGCTTTGGGATTACGTTCCGGAATTTGAACCCGAAAACCTGTTATCTCTTAATGGCGCATGGTTTCTGTGTATCTACTTAGCTATGTTCATCGGTGTTTCATTTTGGTCATCAGCAAGGAAACTTTCACTAAGAGTGAAATCAATTGAGCAGAAAATTGAAGATGAGAATATCGCCCGTTCTTTGAGAGGGGAAAAGCCCATTGTACCGGGCCGGAATGGTGGCGATGTTCCGGTGACTCCGGTGAGTATTTTTTCTCAGATTCATCAGTTGTATATCGCTCCATTCATTGGTGGACTGTTGCTTGCGATAGTCGTCTACGTGCTCAAGCTTAACTGATTAGCATCAACATTATTGGACCCGCTTCGGCGGGTTTTTTTACGCCTGGAGATAAGTATGTCCGATATCGCAACCATATCTTTGCGCGTAAACACCAGCGATATTGAGCGTGGTAACAAGGCGCTGGACGATTTCCAGCAGACGGCCAGCGGCGCCGCAAATAAGGCCGATAATCTGAACTCGGTATTTCGTGCTGGTGCATCCGATCAGAAAAAGAATACCCAGAGCCTGAAAGAGCAGCAGCAGGAGCTGCAGAACCTGCTGAATAAAATCAGCCCGGTGAACAGGGCGCTGGACGAGCTGGACAACCTGCAGGAAAGCCTGAGCAAGTTCCGTAAGAGCGGGCTGGTGCCGGATGAGGATTATTCCCGCTATAACAGTGTGCTGGAAACCACCCGGGAAAAACTCGGCAGGGTTATGGAGGCCGAGACTGCTGAAGGGCAGGAACGGTTAAAGCAGGCGCAGGAGACGCAGCGCGCCACCGCCGCGCAGGAAAATTTCCTCAGATCCATTACTGACCAGGCGGCGACATTCCGCGCCAGTAAGGCGGACATGGCCGAGTACCGGGCGGCGCAAATGGGGATCGCCGAGGAAGCTGCCCCGGTTATTGCACGACTGCGGGAGCAGGAGCGCGCCATCCAGCAGGAGGCTGCCCAGCGGCAGATTGCCGCCAGTCAGTCCCGCATGCTCAAACAGGTTATTGCAGAGCTGGAGGCGGCAGAGCGGGCTGAAGCCATCGAGGCGCAACGGGCGCAGGCTGTCCGCGACTCATTCATCCGTTCACTGGAAGACCAGGCCGCGGCGATCGGCAAAACACGGGCAGAACTGCTGGAGATGAGAGCCGCTCAGCTGGGTGTGTCGCTGCAGGCAGCACCGTTTATTGCGAAACTGCGGGAGCAGGAGACGGCCTGGGAGAGGGGCATTATCAGCGCCGGGCAATATCAGCAGGCCATGCGCCAGTTGCCTGCACAAATCACCGACGTTTTTACTTCGCTCGCGTCAGGCATGCCGATCTGGCTGGTGGCTATCCAGCAGGGCGGGCAGATTAAAGACTCGTTCGGCGGCATCGGCAATATGCTGAAAACCCTGGGCGGGCTGATTACGCCTGTGAACGTGGGCCTGGCGCTTCTTGCCGGTACTGCAACGCTGCTTACCGTGGCCTACTTCAAGGGCTCAGCAGAGAACGCTGAGTTCAACAAACAGTTAATCCTGACAGGGAACTATGCCGGGCAGACTGCAGGGCAGTTATCTGCGCTGGCAAAATCTCTTTCCAGCAATGGTATCACGCAGTACGCCAGCGCCAGCGTTCTGGCTGAGGTGGTGGGTTCCGGCAAGTTTAACGCAGACAAATTCGAATCAGTTGCGCGTGCGGCAATAGCCATGCAGCAGGCTACCGGCCAGGCCGTGTCTGAGACGATCGCCAACTTTAAAAAGCTGTATGACGATCCGACCAAGGCATCGGCCGAGCTGAACAGCCAGATGCATTACCTGACCGCCACACAGTTTGAGTACATTTCTGCGCTTGAACGACGAGGGGATAAGGAAGCGGCAGGCCAGACGGCAGCGGATGCTTACAGCAAAGCAGAGCAGCAGCGCAGCCAGCAGATCCTGGATAACCTCGGGCTGGTGGAAAGGGCGGCGAATGCCACCCGAAATGCGCTTAAGGGTATGTGGGATGAGCTGCTGAATATTGGCCGCCCGCAGGCACCACAGGACATGCTTAAGCAGATGGAAAGCCAGCTCGCTGCGCTGGAAAAAAATCTGCTTCCTGAGCGCCAGCGCATGGGGTATGGCTACAGCTATGACACCAGCTCGCAGGATCAGGACTACGATAATCGCCGTAAGGCCCAACTTGCCGCGATAGCAAAACTCAAAGATCAAATCAGCCCGCTCCATCAAATGGTTCAGCAACAGCAGGATTACAATGCGGCACAGCAGGCTGGCAACAAAATTAATGAAGATGCGATCGATGCCCAGCAGGTTATCAATCGCTATCTTGATGCCGGGACAACTGCGGCAGATAAGCGGCGCAAAGCCCAGGAAGAGTTGAACAAAGCTATCGTGGACAATGCTAAAGCCGCCAAAGCCGGGACGGCAAAGCTGTGGACGCCGGAAGAAATTGCGAAGGCACGTGCTGGCATTGAGAAGCTGTATAAGGACCCCAAAACGCCCAAAGCAAAAGGGGTAACAGTTGCTGCCGGCGATCGTGCCGAAGACTCTGCCCAGGCCGAGCTGCTGGCCCTGCAGGCACAGCTGAAAACGATGCAGGATCACCGCTCGGTCAATGATACCGTCAGCCAGCAGCGCAAAGACCTGTATGCCATACAGTCAAAGCTCGCCGTTCTGGAAGAGGCGGCCCGCACCCGGCAGCTGTCGAAGCAGGAGCAATCGCTGCTGGCCAGTAAAAACCAGGTGCTGGAGCTGGCGCGCCAGAAAGCGCTGCTGGGTGACCAAATCACCGCCCAGGAGCAGCTGAACAAGCGCATGGATACGGCCAGCAAGTATGTCACGCAAATGGCAGAAAAGCAGGCCGGGCTTGAGTCAGGCGCAACGATGAGCGACAGGCTGGCAAGCCGCCAGACGGCGCTCTCTCAGTTGCGCAGTGGCTGGATTAATGCTGGCGGCAGCCTTGAGGATGAGGGCTACCAGAAGGAGCTTAAAGCCGCTAACGATTACTACGAAGCGGAGGATAAGCTTCGCGGTGACTGGCGGGCTGGCTTTAAAAAAGGGTGGTCCGAATACCTGGACTCAGCCACAAATGTCTTTACCTCCATGCAGAGCGTTGCGCAGTCAGCGCTGGGCGGCATCTCCGACATGATGACGAATCTAGTCACCACCGGCACGGCCAGCTTCAAAAGCTTTGCCGCTTCGATGATGAAGATGATCGTTGAGGTCATCAATAAACTGCTGGTGGCCTATACCGTACAGTCCGCGCTGGGATGGGTTACTGGCAGTGTTAGCGGGGGTAGTAGAAGCACTCCCACCGGGTCATATACGGCAGCCGCTGCGAATGTTGGCTTTGACGGCGGGGGTTATACCGGCCCCGGCGGTAAATATGAGCCTGCAGGTATCGTCCATAAAGATGAGTTTGTTTTTACCAAAGAGGCCACAGCTGCAATAGGCGTCGATAACCTCTACGCCATGATGCGCGGTGCTCAAGGTTACGCCAGCGGCGGGGTTGTCGGTCGGGCATCAATGCTCGGTCTTGGCAATAACGCAGGCGCGGCGAATCGAGCTCCAGTGATAAATACCACCGTACACGTCGATGCCAACGGCAATGCTTCAGCGCAATCAGAAGGCTCTGGCGATGCAATGGGGCGGGCGCTTGCGGCGGAAATGCAGAATGCAGCCACTCAGGTAGTGCAGAAACATCTCAAGCCTGGTGGGATGATCTACAACTTTGCTAAAGGTCGTTAATGCTTCGTTCACCCCTCAGTTAACATGAACAAAACCATGTCAGTTTTTTTCAAACTTTAAATTGTGGCTTGATGCGAAGTGATAAGTTTTCGCTACTTAACTTAACTTAACTTAACTTAACTTAACTGCCCCTAAGCGGGGGCTTAGTGGTTTTGGTAGTATAGATTGATTGCTGTCATGGTGGATGTTTCAACAGCTATGGATCACACGATGGGTCTGATATCATGAGTTTATCAATTTTTAGCACGGTTCGTTTATGATAAACGCAAACCCACAACTCATTACTAATGAGTTGCTTGAGAAACTTATTCCTTCGATCGAGTCCGGAGAAAACTTGCTCGGAGATTTCGGTCTGCGTGTTGTTCGGCGTGAAGCAAAAAAAATTCCAGATGCATACCAATCACTGCTGGTAACAGGTCTGGCTGAAATCGTTGGTGAAAACTTCGAAGAAGCATTACAAATACATCAGACGCTTACGCATATGAATCCTTTCAACGATTCGGTATGGGTCAACTTTTCGGTGGCTTTGGGTCAGAAATGCCAGTTTAAGATTGCTAGAGAAATTTCACTTAATAGCATTCCTTTCGTAGGCATCTCAGGCCTTTGTCATGCCTTTCTTAACGCGGGATATTGGGCAGACCTTGATACAATGCTATTAATAAAAAAGCAGGGACTCTTTAGTTCATACAATCCCGCATCTTTCACTGATAAACAGAGGGGTGACATCTTGCGGTGCGAAGCAATCCTCAATGAATTATTGAAAGATGAAGAAGAAGCTACATACCTGTCCAGGATGGCACTTTTAGTAATGCAAATAGCTGAGACGCGGTTACTCCCTCCTAAGCAATCATCGATTCATACAGATGCTGAAGGAATGTTAATTTTCTCGTATGGCATAACTTCCGAACATGCGGATATGTTATGGAAAATCAATGATGAGCTTGCATCTTTAATTGTGGACCATCAGCTTTTCTCTTCTAACAGTATCGCAACCTTTCATATGATAGGGGCTTAGCATGGCGATTTCACATTCAGACATTCTTCATTTGGCAAAGTCGCTTGCCGATGATAATGAAAGTGAGGTTTTTTTAAGAGCATCTATCGGACGTGCATACTACAGCATGTTCCATGCTGCTCATGAAATTGCTGGGGGCCACCTACCGAAACAACATCCTATCCCAGGAAAAGTATTCAAAGGTGGAACCCATGCACGCTTATCACAATATCTGGCTGATTGTGCAGCAAGTCTGCAACCAGGACATGTTAAGTCGTTACAGCTGTTATCTGTAAAACTAAAAATGTGCCACAAAACTAGATGTGAGGCAGATTACGAGTTGAGCCACAATATGCATAAATCGCAGCTGGAGCATATTATGAAAGATGCTGAAATCGCTCAGAGCATTTTAAACGAAATAAAGTCTTTAGTTTCATAGCAATATTGTATTTTCATAAACCCAGCTGCGGCTGGGTTTTTTTATGGAGTAAACATGGCAGTCGAAACCTATAAATGGCCTGTACAACTGGGCGGCGGGGCTATTGAGTACGATCAGGCGATCCGCTCCGCTCAGTTTGGCGACGGTTATGAGCAGGTTGCTGAGAACGGTATTAACTCCACAGCCATACAGGTTCCGATGAAATATGTCGGCAAGGACACTGAGGCTAACGAGATCCGCGCCTTCCTGCTGGCCCACACGGTCAAGGCATTCATTATCACCCCGCCGGGAGAGGAGAAAGGTCTTTATCGCGTCGTCGCTAATTCGGTGCGTAAGAATCTCATCAGCAGCAACGTTGCGGAGCTGACGTTCACTATCAGGCGTGCATACGGAGTCTTCGCATAATGGCTCTGGTCGATCAGGCTGCAAAACTGGCACCCGGTGGCAGGGTGCGATTAATCAAGGTGGATGCGTCAGAATTCAGTGGCGGGATCCACCGCTTCCATTACAGCCCGTTCCCGCATACACCAGAGGAAATTGACGCGGCGAACGGAGACGAAGATAAGCTCGGGCCAAAGCCCATTATCTGGGATGGTGAGGCCTATGAATTCTGGCCGTTCCAGATGTCAGGCCTTGAGCTTTCAACAGACCAGGCGGCAGAGCCTGATCTTAGCGTGTCGAACCTCGACGGCCATATAACGGCGCTGTGTCTGCAGTTCCGGGATATGGTCAACGCGAAGGTGAGCATTATCGACACCTATGCCGTCTATCTCGATGCCGTGAACTTTCCGGGTGGTGTTAACCCGACCGCTGACCCCACAATGTTCTCTCTGCAGACCTTCTGGCTTGATACCAAAACCGCAGAGCATGACGAAACAGTGGCATGGGCCATGAGCAGTCCGGCGGACCTGCAGGGGCTGGTTATTCCCACCCGGCAGATCACCTCGTTGTGCGAGTGGGCGATGCGCGGCCAGTACCGAAGCGGTGATGGCTGTACCTACAACGGCACGGCGTATTTTGACGCCAAAGGCAATCCAGTTGCTGACCCGGCGCTGGACACTTGCGGCGGCTGCCTGAGCGACTGCCGTAAGCGGTTTGGTGCTGGCCTGGCTGAACCCAATACCGCAATTCTCGATTTCGGCGGCTACCCCAGCACGGTTCTGATCTCCCGATAAGGTATCCCCATGAACAAAACGATAATGGCAGCCATCCGGTCGCATGCACTGGAGGAGGCGCCACGCGAGTGTTGTGGCTTCGTTATTCAGGCGGGCAGCCGCCAGCGCTACGTCCCGGTACCGAACAGCCACGAAAACCCGACAGAGCATTTCCGCATTGATGCAGAGCATTGGGCCGATGCAGAAGACGCAGGCGAGATCGTCCGTGTTATCCACTCTCATCCCGGCGACGGGGCGCGGCCTATCCCGTCAGACCTAGACCGCCAGCAATGCAACCAGTCTGGCGTGGTCTGGGGCATTTATGCGCCCGACTGCGATGAATACGCGGAAATTACACCAGCAGTTGCACCGCTACTCGACCGCCCATTCATTCTCGGCTCTGACGACTGCTGGGGCCTGATAATGGACTGGCACGCCACACAGGGCGTTACGCTAAATGACTTCCGCGTGGATTACCCCTGGTGGGAAAGCCAGTATCCGGACAACCTCTATTTCGACAACTGGGAGAAAGAGGGGTTCGTTGAGTGTGACCCGGTGCCTGGCTGCATGGTCATCATGCAGGTGCAGGCTGATAAGTGGAATCATGCCGGGATCATTACTGAAGACGGTGAGTTGCTCCATCACCTTTACGGACACCCATCATGCACCACGCCTTACACGCGCGGCTATTTCAAAGATCGGACGATGATATGTGTCCGGCATAAAAACTTACTGAAGGAGATCAAACCGTGGCGCGTTTAACCACTATCCGCCTGTATGGTGCTCTCGGCGCGCGGTTTGGTCGCGTTCACCGTCTCGCAGTCCAGACCTCAGCCGAAGCCGTGAAAGCCCTGTGCGTCAATTTTGATGGGCTGGAGAGTTACCTGATGAATGCCAAGAAAAATGGCATGGTCTTCGCCGTGTTTCGGGGTAAACGCAACATTGGCGTAGAGGACTACCAAAACCTTGGCGGCAATAACGACATCCGCATTGCGCCGGTAATGGAGGGGGCAAAGAAAGCCGGTGTGTTCCAGACTATTCTCGGCGCGGTAATGGTGGTTACCGGGATTGCTATCGCTACTCTCAGCTCGGGTGCTTTGGCGACTTTTGGTGCAGGCTTAGCAGCTGGAGGCGTCGGGATGATGGCCGGTGGTGTATACCAGATGCTTTCACCCCAAACGAAAGGCCTGCAGGGCCGCGACGATCCCGACAATAGACCCTCATACGCTTTCGGCGGCGCCGTGAACACTATTGCTATGGGGAATCCTGTGCCGGTCTTGTATGGGGAACGTGAAATCGGCGGGGCCATTATTAGCGCAGGGATTGTGGCTGAAGATATTTAAAAGTTTAACCTTGCCGAGAAATTCTGGCATTCGAGCTTCTCAATGATAAGATTCAAACTGCCTGAAGCTCTGAGACTATGAAAATGAAAAGAATATTTTTGACGGTTGTTTTTCTGGGGATAGCTGGCTGCGCTACTAATCCCATTACTAACGACCAGGCCAAAGAGGTACCAGCCCAGCGGTTAGTGGACCCATCTTTAACTACCCAAAGGGATAAAACCGGGCAGGTTGTCATTAAGCGTGATGACGGATTGAGAGGCAGCATATGCACAGTTAGGGTGTTTGCTGATAGTAAGCCCGTGGCTGATTTAAAATCTGCAGAAAAGGTTACCCTTTACTTAGAGGCTGGTGAACACGTTTTCAGCGCTCAAGGCACAGGTGCATGTTATGGCGGTCTTAGTGGGCAATCTGGGAAAGTTTCTGAAGATAAAATCCTGACCTATCGGATAGGATTAGGATCTGTAGGTGATTTCGCTATCTACCCCGAAGCATTCTAATCTAATCAAAAAATTTTGAAGCCCGCATCATGTGGGCTTTTTTATTACCTAAAAATCACTACCCGCTTCGGCGGGTTTTTTTATGGACGCAATATGGCAACGATCACTGGTGCGAAGGGTGGCAAACAAAAGCAGCACACGCCTGTGGAACAGCCTGACAGCGCCCAGTCAATGGCGCGTTGTCGTATGCTGCTGGCGCTGGGTGAGGGTGAGTTTGCCGGTGGCTTAGATGCCACACGGATTTACCTGGATGGCACGCCGCTGGGCAATGCTGATGGCAGCATGAACTTCGAAAATGTCTCCTGGGACTTCCGCCCGGGTACCCAGATGCAGGATCCTATCCCCGGTTTCCCTGCGGTGGAGAATGAAACCACCATTGGCGTATCACTGACGAACACCACGCCCTGGACGCGCGCATTAAGCAATACGCAGATTGATGCCGTGCTGGTCCGGATCGGTATATCCGGCCTGCAGCAGCAGGATAAAAACAACGATATTGTCGGCACCTCTGTGACGTATCATATCGATGTGGCCACTGATGGTGGCTCATATGAAACGGTCATGACCAAGACGGTGACCGAAAAGCTCAGCTCCCTTTACGAGCTCACGCACCGTATCAACCTGCCGAAAGCTAATACTGGCTGGCAGATCCGTGTTGTGCGCGACACCGCCGACAGCACCAGCCAGCTGCTGCAGAACAAGACGCAGGTGCAGGCCATTACCGAGGTGATCGACGCCCGCCTGCGCTACCCGCACACCGCTTTGCTGTACGTGTCGTTTAACGCAAAAGCCTTCAGTAACATCCCTAAGATTTCATGCAGGCCAAAAGGCCGCGTTATCCGCATCCCCTCGAACTACGATCCGATAGCGCGGACTTACAGCGGCACATGGAATGGCACGTTTAAATGGGCCTGGTCAAATAACCCGGCGTGGATCTGGTTTGATGTCCTGACCGAGCCGCGCTTTGCGCTGGGGCGCCGTGTAACGCCGGGTATGCTGGATAAATGGGAGCTTTACCGCATTGCACAGCGTTGTGATCAGCTGGTTCCGGACGGCAAAGGGGGCAGCGGCACAGAGCCGCGCTTCATGTTCGACGTTTACATCCAGTCGCAGGCCGATGCATGGCAGGTGATCAAAGATATCGCTGCTGGCTTCAATGGGATGACGTTCTGGGGCAACAACATGTTCAATGTTGTTTCTGATATGCCGGTCGATACCTCGAAGCTGCAGATCCTCACCCGCGCCTCGGTGGTGGATAAGCCCACATACTCCAGCGGCAGCGAGAAGAACCGCTATTCCAGCGCACTGATTAACTTCAGCGATCCGGATAACCACTATCAGGACCGCACCACGGCGGTGATGTTCCCTGACCTGGTGAAGCAGTTCAAGTTTAAGCAGACGCAGATAACGGCCATCGGCTGTACCCGCGAGAGCGAGGCGCAGCGGCGCGGCGGCTGGGCGGTGTATTCCAACTATCTTGACCGCATCATCACCGTGCAGACGGGGCTCGACGGCGTTGCCTTCATGCCCGGTACCGTGTTCGCCTTTGCAGATGAACGCGTGTCCGGTCGGGTATACGGCGGGCGCATAACGGATTATGACGCATCGATCCGGGCGGTCACCACTGACCGGGGCACCAGCGCGGTACCCGGTGATACGCTGATGATCCGCACGCAGGGCGGTACCGTGGAGAGCCGCATTATCCAGGCGGTAAACGGCAGTCAGCTGATTGTGGCCACGCCTTTTGTCGCGATGCCTGCGCCAGATGCGATCTTTGTCATCGATGCAGGGCAGCTGCGCCTACAGTATTTTCGGGTGACTAACCTCAGGTACAACGACGAGGAAAACACCTTTACCATTACCGGCGCTGAGTACAACACCTCGAAATATGATGCCGTGGATAATAATGCTCGGCTGGATGTGCCGCCGATCAGTCTTATCCCCACCGGGCTGGTGGCGCAACCGGGTAACGTCACGATCTCTGGCTATGATATCGTTCGCCAGGGGCAGCGCGTGGCCACACTGGTGGCAACATGGGACGCGCCACTGGATAAGAACGGCAAACCTCAGGCCGATGTGGTTGCCTACCAGGCGCAGTGGAAGCGTGGGGACAACGAGTGGATCAACACCCCGGAAACAGGGCTGAGAAGCATCGAAGTACCGGGCATATTCGCGGGCGATTACCTGGTGCGCGTCCGGGCGATCAACTCTGGGGGCGCATCCAGCCTGTGGGCCACATCGACGCTGACGCATCTTTCCGGACGCACTGGCGATGTGCCGAAGCCCGTTGGCCTGGCCGCCACCGATAATATCGTTTTCGGCATCAACATCACCTGGGCATTTCCCGCAGACAGCGGCGACACGCTGAGCACCGAGATTCAGTACAGCGTGACCGCTGACGGCGAGAAGCCTGTGCTCCTCGCCGCCGTGCCTTATCCGCAGCAGCTCTATCAGCAGATGGGGCTCAGGGCCGGGCAGGAGTTCTGGTACCGGGCACGGCTGGTGGATCGTATCGGTAACCAGTCAGGCTGGACCGACTGGGTGCGCGGGCAGGCGAGCATTGACGTCTCTGACATCACCGACGCTATTCTGGAGCAGATCAAAGACACTGAGCTCTTTAAAGACCTGATCGAGAATGCCGTGGAGACGAGCCAGACCGTTGCAGACATGGCCGCCTCGATAGCCGAAAATGCCGACCAGCTGGCAGCGGCCGTAGGCGCAACCAGGGAGACCGCCGAAGGCGTTATCCAGAATGCACTGGCCATCGCTGAGGTGACGTTCCGCCAGTCTGCCCAGCAGGGGGCAAACACCGCGCAGTTTGAGCAGCTGCGCGAAGTGATAGCCACCGAGACGGAGGCCCGGGTTACCGACGTTACCCGCCTTGAGGCGTCAACGGAGGAGAACGCAGCGGGCATTACCGAAGTGCGCCAGGCGATCGCTACCGAGGAAGAGGCGCGGGCAACGGCAGTTAACCAGCTGACGGCAGCCACGAAAATCGCGTCTGATAAAGCTGATGCGGCAGCGGATGCGGCTGGCGCTGCTACTGAGCAGGTGGAGCAAAACACGGCAGCGATCATCGAGCTGGATCAGGTGGTCACCACGCTGGACAGCGCCACGGCGTCACGTTTCGATGAGCTGGCGGGCCAGACATCGGGGGCCAGCGGCAGCGTGCAGAACACGGCGATCGCCCTGATTCAGACCACGCTGGCGCAGGTCAGCGCCCGGCGAACCTTGACGGCGGTAAACGCTGCCAACAGCGCCCAGATTGACCGGATCGATACGGTGGTGGCCAGTGACCGGGAAGCCTCTGTACAATCTCTGCTGCAGATGTCCTCCCGGGTTGATGGCGCTGTAGCCTCGATTAACAGCGTCAGCCAGACGGTCGCTGATTACCGGCAGTCCACGGCATCGCAGATTACCTCCCTGACAGCCACGATTGGTGGCGTCAGTTCGGCGGTGACGACTAATGCCCAGGCAGTTTCTAACATCAACGGCAGCCTGAACGCGATGTACAGCATCAAGGTGGGCGCAGATGTTAACGGGGTACAATATGCCGCCGGGATGGGTCTGGGCGTCCAGAACACACCTGCAGGTATGCAGAGCCAGGTTGTTTTCCTTGCCGACCGGTTCGCGGTGATGAGCTACGCAGGCAGCACGGTAACGCTGCCGTTTGTCATTCAGAACGGGCAGGTGTTTATTCGTGATTCGTTTATTCAGGACGGCACGATCACTAATGCCAAAATCGGCGCATTTATCCAGTCGAATAACTATGTACCAGGCTCTGTTGGCTGGCGGCTGGATAAAAACGGAACCTTCGAGAACTACGGAAGTGACGGTACCGGCGCGATGAAACAAACCAACACTACGATCAGCATCAAAGACGCTAACCGTCTCCGGGTGCAGATCGGAAAACTTACGGGGGTATTCTGATGTCGTGGGGGATCCAGACGTGGGATGCCAACGGCAACCCGAATAACTACGGTCTGGTGCCGATCAGCGTGCTGGGATTTTTCGCAGTGGCAGCCGGGCAGCAGTCAGGAGCGGCAAGCTATGTGGTTCCGGCAGGTTTTCGCATGGAATTTTTGCAGATAACCGCCAGCGACAGCTACACCACTGCCCGCCGCACTATCACAGTGTCCGGGGGTACCATCACCCTGGGCGCGGCGGCGGATAATAATTTCGGTGCCAATACCTACCCGGCTATTAACGGTTTTGTAATTGCTTATCTGAGGGCTGCGTAATGGACTGGGGAGCTTTACTGGTAACTGAGAACGGCGCGCCGTTTATCACACCGCAGTCAATACCGCTGGCGATGTACAGCAGGAAGCAGGCTGCTGTTTCTGCCGGAGGAGCATCAACAACAATATCTGAAACATTCCCGACAGGTCGGCCGGTGATCCCGTTTGTGTACACAACCGTCAGCTGCACGACCAGCTATACCGTCAGCGGGAATACCTGCACCGTGACATTCAAAAATGCCGCCGGAAACGGTACGGCGTACGTGTACTTCTTCACGATTTTTGCACAGACGCTGCCCTCGTGGGGGATCGCTATCTGGGATGAGCAGGGCACCTGCATTCTGACAAACGAAACCAGGGTGTTGACGGATGTTCAGGCAATCGGCACCAACGGCAGCGACAGTGCGGGCTTCTCGATCAACACCACGCTGGCGGGAAAATTTGGCATCGTTCCGGCGATGTCCGGCATGGCCACAGGAGTTATCACCGATGGCGGAACGCGGCCCTGGTCCTCACAGTATTTCTTTTCTGCTGTTTTTAATGGCGGTACCACTCAGATTGGGCAGGCATTGACCGGAGGCAGCGCCGGGAGCGGCGTATCAAATCTTGTCTACCACAACATGAAAAACAGCGTTTACGCGCTGAATCTTGCTAACTACGACTGACAGAAACCTGTATTTCACACAGAACCCGCCGCGCGCGGGTTTTTTATTGCGCGGAGAAAACATGATTTACACCACTGGCACGATCGCCGGCAGCGGCAACACGCTCACCGGTACCGGCACTAATTTCGCAGCGGCGGGCAGCCTGATCCGTAACGGCTGTACTGTCATTGTTATGACCATCCCGGCGCAGGTGCTTCAGATCACCGCGGTCAACAGCGCCACGCAGTTGGCCGTAACGCCTGCGGTCAATCCGGCGATCCCTGCCGGAACACGCTATGCCATTCTGCTGAGCGACAGCCTGAGCGTGGACGGGCTGGCCCTTAATGTCTCTGAGACGCTCGGTATGTATCAGGCATACATGAGCGGTTTTGCCGATGTCATGACAGGCACGGGAAATGTCACAATCACCATCAACGGCGTATCGGTCACAGTACCCACGCAGAAGTCTCTGGTCCAGAAGGGACCTAACGGAACGGTGCCAATTACTTCCGGCGGTAGCGGCTCTTCCACAGTGGAGGGAGCCCGCGCTAATTTTGGCCTCGGTAACGCGGCGACCAGAAACATCCACACGCAGGGGTATGGCGATACATCAGGTGCAGGGGTGGCATTACAGGTATACGCTGATTACCGCTCGATTGCCGGGTACGATGGCCCGCATAACTTCCCTCTGGGAGTAACAGGCGGGATTCAGGACGGCTCTAAATATGGCGGAGGGGGGGATTTTATCGGGCTGTTATCTCTCCGGGGTTGGGTGGATAGTTCGGGAAACGCCGCCTGCTGGCAAATGGCGGTTAACAGTACGCTTCAGGCTTTTCGAATCCCGGTCAGATATCCTGACGGGTACACATATCTGACCACATATAGAATCTGGAACCAGAGAAACACCACCGTAGACGGAAATGGATTTATTAAGCAGGCGTCGCCTGTCGTCAGGCTCACCAGCAACCCCGAGGTAATGCCGCCGACATTCACCGACGGCGGATTCACGTTGGCGGGCGTTGCCGCGGTAAACCTTGAGGCGGAGGGCGTAACAGCGGAGCGCGTCGGTACAGGCGTCTACAAAGTACGCGGGGCTTTGGGGCTTCACTCTGACGGCTGGACCATCGAGATCCCACAAGACGCTAACGGCAACCGCCTGTGTTTTGTTGAAACCGGGGTGGCTGCCGACGGCGTTATGACCGTGTCGGTATTCAAACGCCGCTTCGATATCGATACCGCAATGATCGTTGCTGGCGACCCGATGGATATCCCGGCCGGGCGGTGGGTAGACCTGCGCCTTGAGATGCCAGCTGATTCGATTTACAACCACCAAATGAAAGCTGCAGAGGAGGCGGTGATTAAACAACAGGCTGAGCAGGCGAATAAAGACGCTGAAAGCATGGAACAAAGTATAAATACCGAAAATCAATAGGCCGCACCGTATTGCACTACCGACTCAAGCCTGTTAGAGAGCATCACATGACACTTTTCAAGCTTCTTTTTTGAGACTACGCCCTGCAATTTACATATTGACAAGTCTAAGAATGTAAGTAGGATTTTTCCTACTTACAGAAAAAGGAGGTTTGATAATGAACAATCTATCTATTGAAGCAAAAATTGCATCACTGGCAAATATTCAGGGGATCATAAACAGGTTTTCTGACACATCTTCAAAATTGAAAGGAGTATACATAACGGTTATGTCTGCGCTGCTAACGGTGGCAGTTACATACATATTACCAAAACAAACTCAGGACATGTCTTTAGTTTATGTTGGGTTAATAGCATTAATTTTCCTTGTTGTTTTTATTTGCTTTTTAAGCTTGGATAGTACTTTTCTTTACTATGAGCGCTTAATGCGCAGTGTTTATGACAATAAAGCTAGAGATAAAAAAAGTGATGGGGGTGATGTTACAAATTATTTTGAAATAACTGATGATTTCAAGTTAATAAAGAAAGGCGGAAAAGTCAGCAGAATGCCAAGTAAAACACAATGGTTTTTCTATGGGGTTCCTTTCTTGTTGTTGGAAATATCAATATTGGTTATTGGGATTAAATAAAATGCAAAAAAAATACATCATAAGCCAAGCTAATCTGCAAAGAGATCTTTTCAACTTTGGAGAGTATAACGACAATGAAGTCGAATATGCAAAGAAAGATGTTGATATTTTATTGGATGTGAAAAAATACATTGATAACAACAATAAAATAAACACACAAGAAATCATGAAAATGATTTTCCCAATAAATGTGCCGCATCTGTTTATTTCCCATAAGAGCGAATTCGCGAGTGACGCGATAAGGCTTGCTAACGTTCTCTATGATAAGTTTAATATTGTCTCTTTTATCGATTCTCAAGTTTGGCATCATATAGATGATGTAGGTAATATGATTAATCAAAAAGTTTCTAAGATAAGAGAGGATGGTTTTTCTACAACTTACAATCATAGAAGTGCCAATATTGTTGCTAGTAATATGTTTGCAATGCTATCTTCGTCATTATTTGAAGTCATGGACTGTTCTGATGGTTTTATATATATAGACAGTAACAATAACTTGGTAGATACTTTGGAAAAAGATAAAGCGACTGGGTTGAAAACTCAGTCTCCGTGGATTTTTTTGGAAATGATTTATGCGAGTAAGCTCAGAAAAAAAATGCATGTTAGGCCCAGGATTATGGCTGAAGATGGAATGTTTAAAAGCAAAGTGGGTGCAGAAAGTCGTTCTATAGAGGATAGAGTTAGTTTTCATTACTCAGCAGATATAATAGACTCGATAGAAGTTTCATCCTTTAGCGATATTTTAAATATGCCAAGAAATCAAAGCCACCCATTACTGAATTTAGATAACATATACAATAAGTTAGATATGAGATATATTTAG